GGCGGATGCCCGGACACGGTATTCTTTCTCGATATTTGCAAGGTACGTTCCATTTATCAATTTAGTGAGAAGGCGAATATGCTGGAACAGAAAGGAGGCGAGAATGGATAATACTACCGTTAATGGAATTGTACTCAATGATTCCATATCTAATTGCTTATTGAAATTGCAAAATAATCGAGCAGCATCTCTTGCAGAATTGTTGGATGATAGTATCGGCTTTCTTCTTGAATACAGTGGTTATTTCTATGACAATTCAAAAACATTTTTGGATGTTTTAGCAACATTACATAATGCCCGTACCGAATTTTTAGGCCTTATCCCTAATCAGAAAGGAGGTGCCCAATGAAAAAGCCTATAGGATTCCGTTCTTATGAAAATGCAAAAGACGAAGAAAAGCAGAATGAACAGGAAAAGCTGCAAGCGGAACGGCAGAAAGCTATAGCCAATTTCTTAGGGCAGAACTATTCCCCTATTGGTTCCACTTCCGCCAAATGCTATAAGACAACCGCAGAATTGATATATGATTTATCCAACATCATATCAGTGCGGCCAAACGAACTGGCTAAACAACTGGCAGATGCCGGATATCATGTGGAATACCTGGCAGGGCAACCCTACTGGGTGATGTACGAGAAATAAAATTTGTGCGGCTGCACCTTTATTTGTACGGACTTGTACAAATTGGTGCAGCCGCATTGTTTTGAAAAGTAAGAGGTTATGATTCATCCGCACGATTGCACGTTTTTTAGCCTTTATTATAGGGTGAAGCTGTTGAAACATTGCATACCTTCCCGTTTGCTTTCATCCATGACATGTGCATAAATCATTGTTTCCCGGATATTACTGTGCCCAAGCAGTTTTTGCAGGCTGGACAAGTCTTTCGTTTTTCTGAGATAAATAGTCGCAAACGTATGCCTTCCTGTTTTGGCCGATATCTTTTTGTTAATTCCTAATTCCTTTGCAATGGCCTTCAGCTGACGGTTAATGACCTGATCACATTGAACGTTCCTGAATAAACGCCCTTCTTCCTTACCTTCTGCCCATTCTTCCAAAAGTTTTTTGGCGGGTACCGGCATAGGAATTTTTATCGGTTCCGGTTTACAATTCCGGTTTTTCACACGGTAGTAAGTCAGCACATCATTGTTTACCTGCTCTATGCAGAACATGCGAGCATCCGTAATATGCATGCTTGTAAAACACATAAAAAGAAAAAATGCCAAAGTCAACTGAAGCTTTTCCGGCAAGGTTCGTTGATAGTATAACTGCACAAACTGCATCAGTTCTTCTTCTGTCAGATAATCAACATCACTCTTTATCCTTTTGATACGGAAGTCCTGAAAAGGATTTTCATCCAAGAAACCTTTTCTGTAAGCTGCAGTAACATATATCTTGATGGTGGACATATTCCGTTGTGCGGTTATCTCCGTATTACCAAGCTCTTTCTTCATGTAAACCAAATAATCTGTCAGATAATCCGGAGTAAGTTCCCGAAACTGTAGCAGTTCATTATATGCCTTGAACTTCTTCATGCAACTTAGATGGTGTTTGAATGTCCCCATCTCTATACGCCGACTATAAGTTTTCATATATTCCTTCACGAAATCATGAAAAGTCTTATAATCGCTGGGATTATTGTACTCCCGCATGAAGATGTCCTTAGTTAAGGCCTGGTTCCTTAGACGGAACTTGACAAGTATGTCATTGACACGTGCCTTCATATTGTTCACAATGAGATTAATATCTTTAGCCTCTTTGCTGTTCCCTTTGAGGAATCCGCTTTTCTCGTCAAACTTAGTGGCGGACACAGATACTTTGCAAGGAAGCATCAGTTTTTCTTTGCCAATATAAAAGGTTATATATAGCGGAGCATTGCCTTCTTTGGTCAATCTCTGCTTGTTCTGGATGACTCTTACCGTACTCATTTTTGTTTTCTAAATTATTTCTACCAGCCTAAAAAATGTATCTCCGGAAAGTTATGTTTCTACCATGTTACCTACTTTCTGCACGAATTTTGCCGGGAATGCCAAGGTAGTAAGTTATTGATAACCTGTAAAATGACGAAAGGCAAGCAGTCTTTTTATCGACTACTTGCCTTATCGTTGTGATTCCGTTGCGATTACATCTATATATACAAAAGACTAATTATCAACATATTATAATTACAATGCAAATATTGGTATCATAATAGAATCATAATTATTCTTATTATTTCATCTTCCTTACTGCATTTTGGAGTTTGGATATAAGCGTCATAATCTCCTTATATTCCTTCTCTTTTCCTTCATAATTCAGCATATCTCCTTTTCCTGTGCATAACCAGTATATATTAAGCATTGGAAACTTCTCTACTATACGAGCTATACTATCGCTCCCTATATTACCGGGACTTGCATTCAAAGCGTTGTTTAGATAGCCATTAGACAATCCGCATTCGTCTTCAAAATTCCGTATACTTTTAATTATTTTCTCCTTTTTAGCGTACATAACAAATTTACGTAGTCGTATCGCTGCACTTTCCTTATTTCTCATTGGTATATGTTTTCGTAACAAATTCGTTGTTTAACACAGTGTTTAATAACATATATTAATCTTGAACTATTTATAAAATATAAGCGTTATTTATCAACCATAATTTAAATAATCAGACTATATGGAAAAAGTTAACCTTTCCTTTTGCCGTCTCATGAGACTAATTAAAATTCTCATGCGACAATCTTTGCTCATATCTGAAGATCTAGAATGTGCGCATAAAAGAATATCCGTCCTTGAGAAAGAGCTACAGGCACATAACCTTGTATCGCAAAGTAAAAAAGCAATTTACGAAATGAAGATACTGCAACATGTCGAACATCAAGGAGCATAAAACTACTTTTCGTTTGGATAGAAAGGCTTCATGTAAATGGGCTTTTCTATCGCCTATGCACTTTCTCTATTAAACGTTTCCTTAGCATCTACAAACGCATTTTCAAGAGTTTCAAACTTCATCTTCATATGTTCAATAAGCCTTTCATAGCGTGATACAGTTGTCTCATATAATCTTGCTAGCTCATCGTAGGTAAGCCCGATTGCTCCGATGTCGGTAGAAGACTCCATTTTATCTTCATTATTCAGGAACATATTGCCTCTACCGGTGAGGATGTAGTTGGCGTTAACTTGGGGATAGGCTTCGCAAAAAGGCATTAGTATCTTTACTGACACCTCTTCTGTATGACCTTGCCTTAGCTTAGACATCATATTTTTAGTTATCCCCTCTATACCCGTATATACTTTATAGTCATTTAGGCTAAGACTATCCATTACTTCATGAAACCTATCTTTTGCAGTTTTCATAAAAAAATCTCCTATTATTTTAAACAGTATCAAAAAAGATACTATCTTTGCATCCGTAACAAGTAGCAGTTGTTCGAATGACATAGTTTATACTTACCCCCTTCCGGGCTAATTATATGAGATGAATCCTGTGATAGCTGCTACCTATTACGGGATTCATTCTTTTTATATGAATATACAATCGGTTAATATGGATATGCTTAATATACCAATAGATTTAATCAAAAGATACAAGGCAAGCAAGGCTGAGAAAGAAATGCTTGCCTTTGCTATTGGCATTAAGTGTTTGTTTTCAAATTCTGTACTCACCGATGTAACCCCTTACAAGGTAATGAAACTGTTTCATGTTTCCCACGGCAAGGCTAAACGCCTTATTGATGAAGCAACAAATGACAGTTTTCTGTTTACCGTAAAAGGAAATAACCTTCTTGCAAACACTTTTAAAAGCAAGGAGATAAAGAAGTCAATAGGGCGTACACCTTTCATCTACACTTCCGATTATTGCTATAAACTAAATAAAAAAGATTATTCAATTCGTGTGCTTGTACATGAGCTGAACCGCATCATGCTGCTTTGTGCAGTCAATTCGATTGATAGGGACAACTTTCCGCAGAGTAACGGGAAACCGAAACAAAAATGTTGTGCTTTTACCAAAGATTTGACTTTACGCAAACTTGGCAACATATCCGGAACAAGCAAAAGCACTGCACACAGATTGATGAATGATATGTATTCTTCCGGAACATTAAATAAAACGAGCGCACATGGCGAAATGGTAATTCCGTCTGTAAACTCCGCATCCGTTGAAGAATGGCGCAAAAGAACAGGAAAGAAACATTTCATCTACAACCATAAGGACGGTAGCGGATGGACTGTTGTTCCGTGTTCTTACTCTATTAAGGACAGAAGTTTCACGGAACGTTTCAAACACGTTATTTACACTCATAAGAAACGTATTGAATCAGACGGAAGTTCAACGTCAGTTAATGTGATATATACAACCCCATTCGATAATCCGGTAATGGGGGCTTATAATTAACCTTTCTATTTTGGGAACATATATTATTTACAGAGAGATTAGGTTTATAAGAGCATATACACATATCATGTACACATGATTATATAATTATAATTTAATATATACACTAAGACAATGAGTAAATATATAGCTTATACAGATGGTGGATGTCAGAATACTTCGATCTATGGATAAGGTGGTTCTGCTTACCTGATTATCCATAATGGAGAAGTCGTAAAAACCGCATCAAAAGGATTTTTACGAACTACTTCAAACCGAATGGAAATGCTTGCGATTATCAGTGCCGTTTGCTCCATACCAGAAGGTTCTGACCTGCTTGTTTACTCTGATAGCCAGTATGCGATAAACACGCTTTCTGGGTTCTGGAAACCCCAAAAGAACAGGGATTTAATTTTCCAGTACAACGAGCGTGCCAAGAAGTTAAGTTCCATATCTTTCCGGTGGTTGAAAGGTCACAACGGAGACAGATACAACGAAATGGTTGATTCCATGTGTACTAACTCCATCAAAGAGATAGTCAGTATGCACAGCTTACCAAAAGACCGTTTCAAGAAAAAGAAAATACAGCTATCCATCGAATTTGAATAATAACCGATTGTACAATAAATCAAAGAACGAATTATGAAAGAAGAATTAAACCATCAATTATGTACGGTGAATGGCATAACATTGCCTAATCCCCTTTCAATTGTGTTGTCATCATTAGCCCTTTGTCGTGCTAATGGAATGTCTGATATAGAAACTGCCAACTTTATATGCGAAGAACTGTTTTGCGTAATGAGTAATAACGATTTCATAATATCCACTACTGACAGAGGGGATTTGCTAACTTTTAAAGAAAGCAAGTAGCCCCAATATAGAAGTTGAAATACCAAGAATGATTGATATGGTTTTATATACCCTTATGTCTTTTTGGTATTTCGCTTCGTTGTTCTGGTATTCCAAATTTTCAACTGTTAATCTCTTCACTTTCTCTTCAAGCTCGTTTTTACTATCTTCCTTATCAATCCTTGCCAACTCATCTTTGCACAAGGCGACCATTGAAGATATATTCCTTCTATTCCTGACATACAAATCTCCATAAGAACGCTCAATAGCTATTTTCTTTTCACGTAAGATTTCCAATACAGCCATCCAGTACTCACCAGCGATTTCCGTCCCCTCTGTTTCCTTGATGTAATCTGTATAGTTCAATCTATCAAGAACTTTTAATGTTGCTTCTATTAAATTCTTATTATTCATATCTATTTAATAATCAGCTAATTATATAAAACATGTTTTATAACATATCAAATAGTATCAAAAAAGACGCCATCAATTTTGTAGTATCTAAAAAGATACCTATATTTGCATCGTCAACCAAGAAACAAACAAAGTTGGCTGATATACAAAGAAAGCTGCGGCTCTTATAAGTCGCACATACATATTTCACTGACAAATATAGCCGTTAGCTTTCTTATTTGCAAATAAAATACATATAAAATCTAAATAAACATAGAAATAATATGAAGATAAGTAAGAAAGACATTCTAAGTATTAAGGCGGGAACTTCAATGAAGTTCAATTTTGACAATTATGAAAGCCTGAAAAGTACTCAAGTATACGCCTATCAGCTTTCAAATTCTAGTGACAGACCCCAGAATGTAGAAAGGTACAAATGTTCGTATTGCAAGGAAGAGATGTCATTAACCATTTTAGCTGTGGAAAAATGACACGCAACGAATGTAGGATGATTGCAGAAGAGTTGTACAAGTTTATCCGTAAGGATGTGAAATTGTACGTATCGCAAGCTGTCACGGAAGAATCGGATGAATGGCTTACTCCTGAACAAGTTGCGGGACATTTGAACATGTCAATAAGCTATGTGATGCATAGTGATATTCCATATACGAAAATAGGACATCGCAGAAGATACCGTAAATCTGATATAATAAAGTTTCTCGAAAGATGAAAGCAAGAGATTACAAACTGGTAGTAGATGGAAAGTATAACAGACGTGCCATCATGCAGAGAGCTTGGGTTTACATGAAGCAAAACAAGGCTTTCAAGTGGTATTCTTTTGCTAAGGCTTTGAAAGATTCTTGGGTGGATGCAAGTCTGAAAATGGACGAGTATAAGGCACAGGCAAGCCCTGTTTATACCGACTATCCGAAGCCTGCCAACGATTTTAGACAAGCTTTGATAGACTTGAATCCTTCATTGAGATGCTACGATAGTAGTTGGAGATAACAATTAACCTTATACGATTATGATAGAGATAGTAACAGTATTAGTAAGCCTGTACGCTGGGTATAGGTTGTTCAGAAAGAAAGGTGAGAAATTCTTCTACCAGAATTAACCACACGATTATATCACGTACAACAGCCTGTGTAGACGTAGAGAATATTCCACACAGGTACTATTGATTAGTTCTTTGACTTATTGAGAAACAAATACGAAACAAGGATTATCCATAGCAGAAATGCGGAGACTGGATAAACGGCTTGAAGTAGTCTTATTATTGTTTTGGTGGTCTGAAAATTCCTCTATCAGTAAGCATGCAAGGTTTGGGGCTTGCAACGCCATCAAAATGATTTATATAAATAAGCGTCCAATATAGTCCTTAATTGGTATAAAGTAAATGGCAGCGAAGGGCGACCATACCACGCTTATCAAAACATCTCCCCTCCCGTCAAATTCGGGCATGCTGAAAGGCTAAACACGTATTGTTGCGTTGAGGGTGAGCCAATATTTATTAATCTTTAAATATATAGAATTATGATTGGAAAGAAAGTTATTATTAGAGCAGATCGTGCAGGTGTATTTTTTGGTACGTTGAAAGAAAAGAGTGGTAGTGAAGTTACATTAACAGACTGCCGCAGACTATGGTGTTGGTATGGAGCTTCATCTATCAGCCAATTAGCAGTAGAAGGTACAAAGAGACCTAATGATTGCAGATTTACATTGGTTGTACCGATAATCTCAATTTTGGGTGTTATAGAAATAATTCCTTGTTCAGATGAAGCGATAAAATCCATTGAGGAGGTAGCCGTATGGAAGAACAGATAAAAAAGTTCCTTAATATATGCTCTGGCTCTGGCTATGGCTCTGGCGATGGCTATGGCTATGGCTCTGGCGATGGCTATGGCTATGGCTCTGGCTCTGGCTATGGCTCTGGCTATGGCTCTGGCGATGGCTCTGGCTCTGGCTCTGGCGATGGCTCTGGCGATGGCTATGGCGATGGCTCTGGCTATGGCTATGGAATTAAAACATTCAATGGAGACAAAGTGTATATCATAGATGATATTCCTACAATTATCAAGCATGTTCATGACAATGTTGCTAAAGGATATATACTTAACAGAGACTTTACGTTGACTGAAACATTTGTTGCCAGAGAGAATAATAAATTCGCTCATGGAGAAACATTGCACGATGCATTTGATTCACTTCAAGAAAAATTATATGACGATTCAACCGAGGAAGAAAGGTTAGAGGCTTTTAAAAAGCATTTTCCAGACTTTACTAAAAAGGTATCGGCTAAAGAATTATTTCATTGGCATCATGTGCTGACCGGTTCGTGCAAGCAAGGAAGAATGTCATTCTGCGCTAATAAGGGTATAGACATTGATAAGGATGCTTATACTGTACATGAGTTTATAGGATTAACTCAAGATTCGTATGGCGGTGATATAATCAGAAAATTGAAGTGATTATACAATTATCCCGTGGCTTACCTACCCTTAGTGTAAGTAGTAAGGCAATCACCGGAACGCCCACGGGAACACCAATGATTGAATCATTGCATAAAGTTTAGGTTGTGTGTCCGGTTGGTTTGTGAAGATAGACCGGACTATTTTTTAGTATATCAATTATAAAAAATATAATATTATGAGAAAGAAAAAAGTAAAAGTAAAGTATAACGCTCCCGGATTTGAAAACAAAATCGGGACAATATACAGCATTAACGGTGATAGAGTTACGATAGAGTTTGGTAAACATGACTTTATCGAAGTTTATAGAGACGAAATTATATTTATATGAGAAAGATAAACTCCTGGACGGTATTATTTACCTTCTGCCTATTGTGTATGGTTGTATTGCTGGTAAGGTCAGTAACGATAACCAATATTGGGCAAATATTCCCGGCATTCATGTTCTCCCTTATGGCATTACTTTCATGCTTGGGGATATACGTCACCTACGATGAATAATAGAGCGTTTTCAGACATATATTAATAATCAAGTTATTTAATTTATATTATTATGAGTACAACTCTTCCTGCATTGAAATCAATGCTAAGCAATGATAGCGTCAAAGCGCGCTTTAAAGAAATATTAGGTGCGAAAGCTCCTGGATTTATAAGTTCTATCCTTTCGGTAGCAAACAGCAATACCCTACTTCAAAGATCAGAGCCACAATCGGTGATGAATGCCGCAGTTATCGCAGCTACATTGGATTTACCCATTAATCCAAATTTGGGATTTGCTTACATTATCCCTTATGGCAGTTCTGCTCAATTCCAATTGGGATATAAAGGGATTATTCAGTTGGCAATGAGAAGTGGGCAATACAAGACTATCAATGTCAACGAGGTATACGAAGGAGAAATAAAGGATGTGAACCGATTTACTGGTAATTACGAATTTGGAGAACGAACTTCTGACAAGGTAGTTGGGTATATGGCGTATTTCAAGTTGACAAACGGGTTTGAAAAGTACCTGTATATGACAAAGGAAGAATGTGAAAAGCATGGCAAAAAATACTCTCAAACTTATAAGAGAGGTACTGGGTTATGGGCTACCGAATTTGACAGCATGAGCCGGAAAACATGCCTTAAAATGCTTTTATCAAAATATGGTATCCTATCTATAGACATGCAAAGGGCGCAAGTGTTCGACCAAGCATTAGTAAAATCAAACTTAGCGGAAACAGATATTGATGATGCGGAAGTTTCTTATGAAGACAACCCAGACAATGCGGACGCTAAACGTAACGCCATGAAAGAAGCATTGCAAGAAGCGGAGGTTGTGGATGAAAGTACTGGAGAACTTTTTAATAAAGAGGAAAAATGATTGAACAGGGTTCAAGTGAATGGTTAAAACAGCGGTTAGGTAAAATAACGGGAAGTCGCATTGGAGACCTTATGACAAGCGGAAAGAAAGGGGAACTGTTCGGAAAGACAGCCCTTTCCTATATATATGAAGTGTGCGCAGAACGCAACCTCCTGCCTAAATATATTGATGACGATTATCTGTTTGAGATATACCAACAGCAAGTAAGTATCAACAATAAGTTTATAGAATTCGGGCACGATAATGAAGATTTTGCGGCAGAACGTTATCAGCTTGTCACAGGATGCGAACTTGAGGAGTGCGAAAGCATTCAGCACCCGACAATACCTTTCTTTTCCGCTTCTCCTGACCGTATAGCAATTAAATATGGCTTAAGAAAGGTAGTAGAAATAAAGGTCCCTCTTCCGAAAACGTTTATGGAATACATGGCAGAGGTTAAGGACAACGACACTCTGAAATCAGTTAATCCTAAGTATTTCTACCAAATACAAAGTGAGCTTTCAGTTACCGGATTAGATAAAGCCGATTTTGTCGTTTTCTGCCCTTTCTTGAAGCACAACATCCACGTTGTGGAGATAACAAGGGATGAAGCTGTAATAGCCGAATTTGAGAAGCGGATAACGGCTGCAAATGAAATTATTAATCAAATACTTAACAAAAAATGAATTTACAAGGAAGCATAGATTTGTTGAAGCTTGAAAAAGCAGGCATAGCAACAATTAAGAACAAGAAGTGTATCGTTATCCCGATAGAGGAAAATGACTTGTACGTAAGCATGGACGAAAACCTGAAAGCAAAATCCGTATATCTTGGGCTAAACATCAACGAGCGAAGAGAGCCGAGCCAGTTCGGGAAGACGCATTATTGCAAGCAGTCTTTATCAAAGCAATACAGGGATGCGAACAAGACGGAGGCGAAAACCAAGCCAAAGGTTTACCTTGGAGACTTCAAGCCTTATGAGTTTGAGGGTTCAAGTAATGCGGTTGCCGCCGTGGAAGCTCCGAATGCTCAAATTGACGATGACGACCAACTGCCATTTTAACTTATAAGGTTTAAAACAATGAAACTCACCCTTACAAAACAAGAAGTGCTTCTCCTTCAAAAGCTACTTTACTCATACAAGGAATGTCTGCCCGATGAAACAACGGAGAAGCATGGACGTTTTGTCGGGAAACTGAATAAGAAAATCAAAAGACAAGTTATTAATCAATTTAAACAATAACATGAGAACATTACAAATCAGTGAAAAGAAAGCCATGGAACTATACAAGAATGGTTCCGACGAACTAAAGACAGTATTGGAAGAATCTTTTGGTAAAGAGTTTTTTCAACGTAAGATAACTGATAGGATTAAGACCTATGAGGATGCCTGTGCAGAATTAGGTATTACGCCTCTGGATGAAGCCAAGTTAATTGAACTTGGGCTTACTAAACATGATATAGCATATCAGAAGCTAGCAACAATTATTAAGGCTCTCAATGAAGGATGGATACCGGATGTATGCAACAGAGATGTTTATCGTTGGTATCCTTGGTTTCATCCTAATGATTCTCCTTCCTCTTTCGCTTTCTTCGTTTCGGATTCCGCTGCTGCGTCTGCGTATGCGGGTAGCGGGTCTCGCCTTTGCTTGAAAAGCGAAGATTTATCAAACTATTGCGGTAAGCAATTCCTCGACCTTTGGAAAGAACATATTCTATAACTTAATAAAATTCACTATTATGACTTTAAATGTAGATAAAACCAATGCTTTAAGAGTATGGAGAGAAGCAGATACCAGCGGCAAGCAGATGCTTGAGAACTTGTATGGCAAAGAAGTTTTCGAGAATCAAAACATAATGGATAGAGTGAAAACATTTGAAGATGCACTCAAAGAAACTGGTCGTCCGGGTGTGCCTGATTTCTCTTGTCTTCCTTCCGATATGCGCAAGTACTTTGAAGCACAGTACAAAATGGTTGTAATTACCGAAGCGTTGAATGAAGGATGGAAACCAAACTGGGGTGATGGTGATGAACCTAAGTATTTCCCTTATTTCTGGCATGAAGATGCAGATGATGAAGAAGGTGTTTCTTCGGGCTTCGTTTTCCTCCGTACGGATTACGGCTATTCGTATGCGGGTGCGGGTGACGGGTTGCGCCTTTGCTTTAGAACGAGAGCGTTAGCGGAATATGCCGGAAAACAGTTCATTGAAATCTGGAACAAAATATTACTGAAATAAAAACAATACGGCTGTTTGCCTTTGTGGTCTGTTTCTTCGGGCTTCGTTTTCAACAATACGAATTACAACTATTCGAATGCGAATGCAGGTAACAGGTTGCACCTATGCAAGATATTAAAAAGGCAAAAGCCATGCCCCTTGGCAAAAAATAACAATTCAAAAGGGGTTGTGATGCGCAGCATTGTAGAGGAGGGCAGTTCGATTCTGCCACGCCCCTCATAAATGTGAGCCACACATCAATGGCATGGGTTAATAAATAATGTCTGTGCCCCGGAGAATGCGCTTCGGGGCTTTTAATAGAACATAATATTTAGAATATGAAGCCTTACATCATAACTTCCATGTGCCTAATCACGTATAGCGGCAGGAAGATACCTCTCGAAATAGTCGAGAGCCAGATACTGACAAAGCCTTTGAAGGCAATCAAGGAAAAGCTGCTTGACGCTTTCTCCACGATGAAAGACAAGCCGGTGAATGTTGAACTTAAAGTTAGATATATCTGATATGGAATATAAAGCTACTATAAAAGGTGTTGCTCCTTCAAAGCCAAATTGCATGAAGATAGTAACAATTAATGGACATGGATGTTTGGCAAAAACTCCCGCACTGAAAAAGTACGAAGAGGCGTTTATTTGGCAAGCTGGAAAGTTAAGGGATTTGAATATAAATGAGCCGTTTGAGTTCTATATAGATGTTTATTACACAAGCAAACGTAGTGATTTGGATAATGTATTGAAGCTGCAACTTGACGTGTTACAGCGTATAAAGTGTATAAAGAACGATAATAACTGTTGCCTTATCCATGCACGCAAATTCGTTGATAAGGACAATCCTCGTGTCGAGATTACGATTAAGACTTTGGATTAAAAAAATATAGTTTTCCTTTGGCATTTTGGTTTGAGTTAGTATCTTTGCGGTGAAAAGTTCGCCAAACTTTTATAATACAGCATTTAGGATAGGGATTTTTTATATCCTTATGACTACTGCTTATCGCAAAGATATAGCCGTTAGTTTCCCATTGAATACCTATCCATTTGCGATATGTAGAAGTTTGGCGACTTGGGGAGGCTAACGGCTTCTTTCTTTATACATAACTCAAATTTCGTTTTCAAAATGCCAAACTTCAACGGGATTGTGAGTACATTGAATAATAGTAGATGTATAAACACGTCTGCACACGAAACGTGCATCCTTTCATTATCTTCTTCAACCGAAGAAATCAAGCGTTATTTTAAAGCTATTTTAGAACTTTCAAAACTGAATGTTCCCTACCCTGTCAACCTTGATAATTGCTGGATGCTTGCCTATTCAAGAAAAGATAATGCGACTAAAGAATTAACTAAAAACTTCATCCAAGACGTTGATTATCAAGTTTTGCGCCAAAAAGCGGAAAACCCAAAAGGTGGCAGACCGACAATAGAATATCACCTCTCTGTCTCTTGCTTGGAATACTTTATCGCCCGCAAGGTTCGCCCCGTATTCGACGTGTACCGTGAAGTCTTTCACAAGGTGAATGAGATTACCCCGAAGGTTGCCAAGTCAAGCGCAGCAGACAAGCGTAAAATCGCAAGGCTTGAAAAGGAGCTTGAGTTCACGAAAGAAATGCTCAAATGGACGAGATGGAGCGAACGCAGGGAAATCGAACTCAAATGCTCATGCTTCCACTATCTCGTTGAGACGAAGCAGTACGACAAGTGGGATGAATACAGAAGAACGGGAATAGTCAAGAAGTAACAGCCATGATTGAAATACTTATCGTGTTGGGTAGCCTTTTATCGGGCTACCTCACTTTCCGAAAAAAGGGAGAGAAGTTCTTTTATTGAGTAAAATCTAAAAAATTAAATATTATGAATACTTCAATTATTAAATTCGATTACAACGGAAATATAATTCCTTTTGAGAAAGGGAATGATGTTATGGTAAATCTTACGGCTATGGCGAAAGCCTATGCCCAATGAGGTTGAGGAGTGCGATAATTTTGAAGACAGAATACCGGATTTACCTATTTATTAATAAAGGTAATAAAGAAAAACAATGGGAAAAGATAGTTTCTTAATATATAAATCATTCTACAAACCAATAGCAAAATTATCAGACAAACAGCTTGGAAGGTTGTTTCGTGCGATTTTCAAACATCAACTTGGCGAGGAGGTAACGGTAGAGGAGGACATAGAAATGGCATTTGGTTTCTTTATCAATCAATTCGATATAGACGAAACTAAATATCATGGCATTGTCGAGAGAAACCGAAACAACGGACGTAAAGGTGGTGCTCCAGTCGGGAATTGCAATGCGAAATCAAAACAACCCAAACAACCCAGTGGGTTAAAAACAACCCAAACAACCCAAAACAAGCCTAATGATAATGATAATGTAAATGAGAATGAAAATGAAAAGTATCCCCCTTATAATCCCCCCCAAGGGGAATCCACATCACCAGAAAACAACGAGGGTGATAAGATAAATTATAATGCTCTTATGGATACGTTCAACAAAATGTTTGGTGGGAAGCTCCCAAAGGTGACAATAATGACGGACAAACGTAAGAAAGCCGTAAAAGCAAGAGCTTCCGAACATGGGAAAGAAGCTATCATGGCTGTTTTCAACAATGTTTCCCAATCGGCATTCCTTTTGGGACATAACAACCAAAACTGGTCTTGTGATTTCGATTGGATATTCAGGCCGACAAATTTCATTAAAATTTTAGAAGGTAACTACAATGGAGAAAGAATTAGCAAAAATCAGCAGGATAGCGAGCAGCGAAAACGTGATTCAGTTCTTGCAGTCGCTACAACCGTCAGAGAAGCTGCCGCAAAAAAAAGAAAAGAACTTGAAGCAGAGGGAGTTATTTAATAAATATCCTGACCCTGCACAATTCATTATTGATTACAATCCCGATTTGCAGTTCAAAATTGTCAGATGCAAGGCGACCCACTCTGATTTAGCCATGAATTCCTCCATACCTACATTAGGGCTATTGGCTTCGACTTATGGAGATGAAACCCCTTTGGAATGGTTGAAAATCCAATTCGGCACACTTAATGACTTTGCAGAGGTATCTACCAAGATCGACAGGGAGCAGCTTAATGAGTTGGCAGAGATATTTATTTCTGAATATTATTACCTTAATGCGGCTGAGATATGCTTTTTTATTGCACGGTTTAAGTCCGGTAAATATGGGCGGTTCTATGGTGCTATAGACCCGATGAAGATTACAAGTGCCATGCTTGACTATATCAGGGAAAGACGCATTGACATCGAACGCTATGAGCGTGAGCAATACCGGATACAGCGCCAAAAGGAGATAGAAGAGCGTGGTAACAACAGAATTTCCTATGCCGATTATCTTGAACGTGAAAGGAAGCTTGTGGAAAGCGGAGATGCAGAAGCCATAAAGAGGGCTGAAAACCGTATCAAAGGACTAAAAAAATGAGAGTTACCATTTATTGGGAAACAAGGCATCTTGATCCCAAAGATATACCCAGAATCAAAAAGAGAATCAGGGATAAGTTTCATATCCCGGACTACACTACCGTGAACGGTGAGACCCCTTGTAACATCAGAGATGAAGATATGGAACTTCTTCGGGAGTGCGAGAATAGAGGGTTTATTCAAATCAGAATTAAAAAATGAAACCAAAGAAAACTTTAATAGATGCAGCCACCGCCAACGGTAGCATGGAAAGACTGAATAAGCTTCTTTCTGCGGCACACCTCCTGCATTGTGAGGTGAGTGACTTAGTGGGAGAAGCAAGCGATTTAATGACTGATAACGGGCTTCTGATAGGAGAACTAAAGAAACTCAATAATGACTTCATCAGGGCATCTGATAGGTACTTTAGAGAGTTCCAGACGCTTGTTGTGACGGATAATTCTAAGATGGCGATGTTTTCGGACTTAGACGAGTTTAACGAAATGTTCAGGAAGTGGGCGAAAGTGCCTGCGGGATGGAAGGCAAAGGAGGTAGAATCATGAAAAATATAGAATTATTCAACGACCATTTTCAAAACTTCAAAAGATATTCCATTCCCAAAGCTCAACTTATAATCGCTGACCCACCTTACAACCTTGGCAAGAATGCTTATGCAAGCAATCCGGCATGGTACAAGGATGGGGATAATAAAAACGGAGAGAGTGAGCTTGCTGGAAAAGAGTTTTTTGATACAGACAAAGACTTCCGCCCGGCAGAATTTATGCACTTCTGTAGTCAGATGCTGGTAAAAGAGCCGAAAGAAAAAGGGAAGTCTCCTTGCATGATATTGTTTTGCGAGTTTGAACAGCAATTCAAATACATAGAATTAGCCCAAAGATATGGGCTAAACAATTACATCAATCTTGTATTCAGAAAGAATTTCTCTGCTCAGGTTTTAAAGGCAAATATGAAAGTCGTTGGAAACTGTGAATACGGTCTATTATTATACAGAGATAAGCTTCCTAAATTCAATAATGACGGGCGAATGATTTTTAACTGTTTTGATTGGGCTGTGGATAATGTGACCCCAAAAATACATCCAACACAAAAGCCTGTACCTCTATTACGGAGGTTGATTGAGATTTTTACGGATAAAGGTGATGTCGTGATTGACCCATGTGCCGGTAGTGGTTCTACTATATTGGCTGCCGCCCAGTTAGGGAGGAGGGGATATGGCTTTGAAATAAAGAAAGACTTCTTTCGAGATGCTAATAAATTTGTCTTATCCAGTGTTCAGCAAACACTATTCCAATGAATTTTAATCATGAAATATCTAATCCTCAAACAAGAAATCATCACCGGAGATTCAAAGTTGGTTATCCGTGATAAAATTGAAACAGACGATATTGAGCTGTTCTGTAGCGAGATTATTAATGCAATGCACTGTGACAGGGTGCTGTTTTGGTATCAGGAGAATAACTAATAACAATTTAAATATGAAACAGACATTAGAAGAAGCAGCATACGATTATGCTACTCAAAAAACGAAGTTCAGAAAAGACGTCCTAAAAGAAGTTGATGCGGATAACTATGTTTCCCGCCATGCTGACAGTATAGAAGATTTTCAGTGTGGATATAGCTATTGTAAGGAGCAATCTCCTTGGATAAGTGTAAAGGAACGACTACCCAATAATGATGAAAACATATTTTATACAAATCATCTTAGTGGAGCATTAGGGGTTGGATTTTACGTTGATAAAAAATGGTATCAAGCATATACAGGAGTTTATATATATGGAATTACCCACTGGATGCCAATACCGAAGTTTAACTAATAACAAATTAGATATGAAAGTATTCATAAACGTAAGAAGTGGTAGCTATTCAGGTGGAATGATATTGGTAGCCGCCAACACTAAAGAGGAAGCTATAAAGGCTTTCAGGGAAGACGAAGACTATGATTGGATGTGGGATAAAATGGAAGACGGGATTGATGATATGTATTACGGAGAAGACGGATGGATGGAATCTACTGTGCTAACAGCAAATGTAGATACCCCACAAGTTATAGCGGAAAATGGATATAGTGAATAATTCAAACCAAGAAAAAAATGAATAATGATGGTAATAAAATTCTGGATGCTATTAAGAGAATGGCAGCAGATGACAATAAAGGTTTGAGAATGACTACTACCATAGTCGATGTTAAAGATGATCCACGCGGCTCAATCGTTGGTTTTGGGGCTGAAAAAGTTTGCGGGAATGATGCAAGAGCACAGACAATGGGATTACCCGGTAAATATATGGCATGTGCTTTTTTTATAGATAGAGAAGAACTGAAAAAATACCTCTAACCAAGAAAGAAAGGAACATTTATGAAAAAAGAATATACGTGGTATCCTGATAATCAGGAACGGTTTAGTGAAGTTTTTGATTCTATCGAACAAGCAATTGAAAACGCACAAAAAAAGTTTGACTCAAAGGCTGATGAATACGACGAAGATGAAGAAAACTCATCTGTAATAATTATAGGGTTAGTTGAGAAATTTATCATCAAGTCGGCAGTAGAAAGTATAGTAGATGATATTCAAGACAACTTGGAATGTTCAATCAGCGATTTTGCGTTTGGTATGGATTGGGAATCAGAAGCTCAAATATTGGATAAACATAAAGCGGAGTTTAAAGAGAAAGCTGTCGATGCTTTATCCCCTTTGATTGAAAGGTACTTTCATTTCAGTCCAGAGATGAAAAGCTTTCCTGTTTTGAAGTACAATTTAGAGGAAAAGAAATATTTATAACAAGATGGTAATGAAGAGATATCAATTTGAGGAAATAACATTTTGGCTTTCACTTATTGCGTGTTTGACGGCTTATGATATAGGGATACTATGGCTTGCAAGAATTCTTGCAGGGGTAAGCATAGTAAACCTTGTATGCGCAATTGTAACGGCCTGGATAGATGTAAAACGTAAACATTAACTGATTAACCATGAAACAGACCTTAGAATAAGCCATAAATGAAATTGGTGGAGTACATCCTGATTGGGACAAAATAACTTGTTTTAGAATAGGATTTAAAGAAGGAGCTAGATGGCAGGCAGAGCAATCTCCTTGGATTAGCGTAAAAGAACGATTTCCAGAGGAGAATACAGATGTATTCTTCACTGTAGAATGGAAAGATTTTCATAAAGGATACTTTGTCGGATTGTATTATGGAGATGGGCAATGGGAATCCGATAATCGGATATTCTTACCTGATTCACCTTTGGGGTGTATAACTCACTGGATGCCAATACCGAAGTTTAACTAATAACAATAAAAAAATGAGCAAATATCAAACAGAAGCCGGGATAGAATGTACCCCCGAAGAAGATAAGCTAATTGATTCATTGAAAAGATTAGCTAAAAAATGGGATAAGGACGGTAAGCGTCTTTGGTTGTATTCAGCCAGTGGTTCACTTCATGTAATGATGCACGGAGATACAGACTATAATCCTACACCGGAATTTACGCAATATGGAGGTAGTAACATTGAAAATAGTGTAACTACTATTGATGGCATATTAAATGATGGTGGAGATTGGTAATTAACTAATAACCAGATAAAAAATGAAGAAAATACTATTTATCTGTACACTTCTTGTCTTGATGGCAGGATGCGTTACACCGAGAAAATATAAAAAGAATCGCTTTACGAAGCAATTTCAGCAAGCGGATTCAGTGTTTAATGAAAAACATAGACTACATGAAGATTAAGTACGTACGATTGAAAGATAAAGAGCATGTTTGCGACTACTGGCTTATACTCGCTTATCGTTCGCTTTTACAGCGTGCGAGAAAAAGCAGGAAACGGAAAGAGTTTGCTCGAAGGATAATTCGGCTTTGCAAAGGTTCTGATAAGCGAATAATGAATATATCAGATGATTATAGATTTTGGACTGCCAAAGAAATGTGTGATACTATCGTCAGTAAATAACCCTCAAAACAAGAAAAAGATGAGTAAAATAAAGTTTAGATATAAATTTGATTCAACCGCCTATGTCGTAGATGAGAAATATTTTCTTGAAATAGAGCGTATAGCAAAAATGAATAGCGAGAAAATAGAGAAACTGGCTGAAAAGAAATTCAGGACTTATCTTAATGATGGTATGAATCCTATCAAATTGGAATTTAGGATAAGAGGAGTGGAAGAACTTGTAGGTCATTCTGTCATAACTGAAGGGAATTATAGTGAAAGGGGCTATCCGATGTCTGTTCCAGAAAAGATAAAGTATGCCATTGTTGATGACATTACAGGTTATGTTGAAAAGAAATTTGAGCATTACAAAGATGATTGTCAAAAGCTATTTGACAAAATATACAAGAAATCAGAAGAAAGAAATAAAAAGAAAATAAGGTTCTGGAAATCTCTTTTTGTTATTACTTTTTTTGTGCTATTAGTCGAGTGCATTTACAGAATGATTCAATAAAGTACAGAAATGAATAAAACTCAAAAGGAATTATTAGCAAGGCTTATGACTGTTACAAACAGTTTGGGCGGGACACTTGACGGAACCGCAACTTGTGAACAAAAGTATATTGATAGACAACGTGCTCATATACTCTCATACAAGGTCATATATGGTTTATTCGGTGATAATCCTAATAATCCATATCGTGAAGATGATATAAATAATGCCTACAAAGCTATCGAAGAAATGGAGAAACTGGAACAAAAGATATATCCTGACCGAAGTGGCTTTTTGAAGGATGAAGAAAAACAATAATCCTCAATTCGTAATAGATATGAAGTGCGATGTGTGCAATGGGAGTGGCTATGTTGAGAATGAAAGATATTATCAGTACAGTAGTGCTGAAGCCTATGAACGTGGTATCGAACCATCGCATAAATGTAAGCGATGTGGTGGTAGTGGTCTTCTTGTTGGCAATCTTAATGAAGCTCTTAATAAGCTGACTATAGCGATTAATAATCGACGTGGGCTGACACTCATAGAAACAAAAGAATTATTTATTTTCTTAAGAAACAGGTAAACACATGAAAGCAAGAGTTAAAGATACAGGAGTTCTGATAGATGTAATTCCGAAATGCAATACCAACGCACAACATAGTGGTGACAACCTATATGTATGCGATAATATGGTTTTTAGAGAATGTGACCTTGACTTTTTAAATGTTGGAAACTCTACAATTAATTGGGAACAACGTCGCTATGAACTGGCGAAAAGTTTTGCGACAGGCATTGTATCTTCCCATACAGTTAAAGACATAAACAACTCTTTTATCAGAAATGACTATGGATATGAGGTTGTATCTGATTTATCAATAAAGTTAGCCGACGTCCTTATTAAGAGACTGAAAGGAGAATAGATAATGAAAACAGAATCAAGTGCATTAAACCCGTATGATGGTTTATTTGACATGCAAGGATGGATTTGTCCGAAGTGTGGACGAGTGTATTCACCGTTCACTCAGATGTGTTTGTATTGCAGAAATGGGAATTCCTATACCACAGACATTAATACGCATACCGAAGAAAAACGTAATTCCCACGTAAGTGAAGAAGATATAAGAAATAATCGCAAAATAGAATAATATGAATGATATAAAATTGTCATTTGGGCAAATAGAAAAGATGAAACATGCCATTGGATTAGGTTACGAAAATATGAAAAAGAGCAGATATTGCGCTTATCGTAACAGGTATATTGTTTCTAAGCCGGATAATGATTGGGAAGAATTGGTTTCCATCGGGTATGCCACGAAACGAGAATTTGAAATTGAAGAACAAATAGCGTACTATGTTTCAGAACTTGGAATGAAATATTTAGGGGCATTGTTTGGGTGTATAATAACAGAAAGCGATTTACTATGATCGAAGAACTTGTAACATTAGAAACAGCGAAGTTGCTGAAAGAGAAAGGCTTCAATAAGTTTTGCTCTTTTGCTTATATAGATGAATATTGTAATTTAATGTCTGTACATACTACTAATTCTTTAATAGATAAAATGGGATTAGGATATTCCGCACCAAATCAATCCTTTGCTCAAAAGTGGCTGCGTCAAGAAAAGAACCTGCATATCGAAATATCCTATATGTATGGAAACTATTGGATATATGATATACTAACAATTCCGGAACATGACTTAGTGGGATTGTCTGACAGACCTATTATCCGTTATGAGACCTACGAGGAAGCACTTGAAGCCGGTATTTTTGAAGCTTTAAAACTTATATGATTATGAAACAAGAACAAGTATTATCAATCGAACAAATGAAGCATTTGCAGAAACTTGGCTTGGATACAAGCGATGCAAACATGGTGCTTATCGCTATAGACGATGATAGCTGCACATTGGATTGGGAAACCGCTTTGGAAGCAATGTCTACACATTTGTATGATGTTAGTTTTGACTTATTCGATGCGGATTCTTCCTATTACAACCATTCATATAGAAAAGATTGTGGGGTATTCACCTTGCAGGATATTCTTGACAAGCTGCCACCATCCATAGGTAATAATACGCTAACCCTGCAAAGACACGGAGATAAATGGATGTGTTTATATATCGAGCCTTATACAAGGTATTCTCTACACATGGAAATAAAAGAAAAGTGTATTTACGCAGCTTACGATATGTTGTGTTGGTGCGTTGAGAATGGATATATTAAAGAAGATGGTGAATAATGAATGATAGAGAACAGAGAAATATTATTAAGGATCATTTGCAATATCTAAGTAAAGAACAGTTAATATAGCTATGAATGTAAATTCCAATATCAGAAAACGTAATAAGAAGGCAATTTCAGATAGATACAAGAAGATTGACACAACTGTCAACGGAGATGCCGAACGCCTCGTAGAAGAGCACAGAGAGGTTGAGAAAAGGTTATATCCTCTGCGTATAGACCATCGCACCGTTATCTATGTAACCAAAGATAAGTGTACAAAAGAATACGCTCAAAAGAGGCGGATACTGTTTGGTATTGAACCATCTCCAGAAAGGAAAGGGGGAAATCCTCGCGTGCATATTGAAGTTGAAGAGGTAGGCAAACTTGTACAGGAGGGAATGCACCTTAAAGACATTGCTCGTACACTTGGAGTAAGTCGAACTACGGTTAGTAAATATATACAAAAATATGATTTGAGAAAAAATGGAAATAAATAAATACTTATACAGCAAAGCTTTTGATAAGGCTTTGAAAGTTGAGTTCCTTACCAATCGTGAGGAGCTCTTTTTGTATGCAGGTGCTCTATATTCTGCAATGATGTGGGGAAGTGAAAACAATAGTCACAACCCGTATGTTATTTGAAGACTGAAAGCCTTAAACAGCATTGGATTGTGACTGTTGTCCCTTGTGGTTTACCAGACGTGGCAAGGGACGGGCTTTCTTTTATCTCTAAGCCCGAAAAGAGATCATTTGTTAATGTATTGCGAGATGCTTCTACTCATCCCGGTTAAGTTATTACTAAATCATATCAGCCTCCTTTCTTTAGTTTATATACAAGTTTTACCACTACAATCAATATCGTTATTACAATGGCAACAATGGCGTATCCCCCAATGTCCATCTTTGTTTTCTCCCACCAACTAAGCTCCCTTTCAACCGGATAAGGTTTAGGTGTCTCGATACGGCGTATCTTCTCCACAAAATAAGGCACATTTATCCTTACCGTGGCAAAAGGATATATACCAAGGGAATGATACAGAAAACCATCCTTCAACCCCGCATAGCTATATGCATAAGGATTACTCAAAAAAGACGTGGTATCACGTGTAGATACACTATCCTTATAGGGAATAAGTTTCTCTTGGAAGGCAGTATCATGATATATAACGCTGTCTACTACTTTGGTTTCAAAAGGCATATATACGGTTCTTGTCTTACAAGATGACAAGCTTAACGCAATAGCCATCAAATATAGCCCGATAAGCGTTCCGATCCCCAAGCGGGAATACTCTTTAAATTCATGTATATTCATAGAACTTTTTCTTTGGTTATCTGTTATTACTAAGTTCATATAAACTCTTTAAGACGGCCTTCCGCTGTGACAGCACATTGCCGTTAAACCAAAACCTGGGATTTTTCAGTCCATTCCTCACCATTCAATATAGTATTAAACTCCTGAGAGCTATGTTCATATACTTCAATCACATCTTCTTTAGTAATCACAGGACTTATAAAATCATAGTGAAGAATAACTTTATTGCCATTTATACTTTTTCGGGCATAGGTAGGTACTGCTATTCCCTTTCCTAAACACCATTCTACTGTTACAATTGCATATTTCATTTGATTAATCTTTTATTCCATTCAGCTTCAAGTTTAACTTTCTCTTTTTCTATCTCTTGCGTGGTAAGGGTACGGCTGTATAGGGCGAAGTAGGCGATAGCACATTCTGCAAAATTATATTTAAGTCCTTCTTCTCCTAAGATTAGTATTGGTGTATCTTTTGCAGTACCACGACTAATTGCAGAACCATTATAAGATAACGTTGTTTGGTAAATTACATCTTCTTCTGAGAAAACAATATTAGATAAAGACTCATAACTAACAGTCCAACGTGAGGTTGATGTCATTCTTTCAAGATTAAAAGCTCCATTTATTGTGCCTTCCGACGTTCTTTTTGACGCTAAGGCTGTAACTTCTGTTTCTGGTTTGGCAATCCATCCCCTCCTACAAATCAACGTATAATCCTCAAGAAGAGGTAAGCCATCGCACTCAGCATAATCATCCACCCCATCAAAGCAAAGGTATCCATCTTTTTCAGGTATCTGCTCGATGGTTAAGCCTACTATTTTTTCTCCTAAAAGAAACCCATCAGTAATATAAAATCCTACTAAGAAATCGGAGCCTGTTGTCAATAGACTTTCTGGCAGTGTGTATATCCCATTACTAGGAATTTTAATCTTATGTTTATTCCCATCACTTCCAACATGCTCATAAAATAGAATATCATTCAAATCGCTATCCAATCCAGTAACTCTTACTGTCATTGATTTTAATTCTATCCCATTTGAATAGGATAAATTCAAAAAAGGAGAATGTAATTCTTTTATTATTTCAAGACCGGAAGAAGTAAATTTCACAGCGTTATCATTACTAGGATGCCCAAAAAATTTAGTAAAGTTGTTAGCATATATACCAAACCCACTATTTAGAGAGAATGAGAAATTACGTAAACCTAATGCATTGCCTTTTACTCCAACAATTTCCGTAGGAGGATTTTCATTGGAGTAGCCAGAGAAATACCAAGCGTCTACAAGGGATTCATGGAGTCCAATCTCATGATTTCCACTGGTTCCAGAGCTATTTCCGAACACCGGAAGCCGGAAATTATCTATATGAAATTCCGGCAATCTAACCTGTCCTATTCCAAACCTATCCATTGCCCAACATCTTTGCGGAAACGACTTCCGGGTAAGACTCATTGGTAACGGTAATGCCAGAAGGGACATCCACAGTAAAAACCTCGTTGCTGCCTCCATTGTAACTTCCATAACCGCCTATAAACTTCTTATCCATGCCATCAAGATTGGCATACACTAATATATAGCCACTTCCAGAACGTTCCATCTGGATAGTTACCGCACCCTCCGATACGAATTGTGCCTCATATCTGTTTTCTGAATTCTTGCTAAATTGTAAATCTGTTGCTGCCATAATACTATATCTTTAATGTTGCTAATTTACTACTCAAATCTCAAATCATTAATCCGGTTCATCCATCCACGCTTAAACTTGTTGTTAGCAGGTCGCTTTCGACATATATCCTCGATAAAGTCAAACCGGGCAATCTTAAGCATGTCAAACAACTCTCGCGGGTTTCTGGCATTCACCGCAGCGATAGTCTTAGAACCTACAATGCCATCCACTGCGACACCAAGCAACCGTTGAGGAATCTTTATGCCATGCGCACCGGATGCCCACACCCAATCTACAAGGATATTTGCGACCGATTGCGATTTGATAAGGTCAGCCTTCCATCTGTCCCAATAATGCGGCTTGAGCACCCGGTTAACGACATCCTCACGGGTGATCAGATGCAAATCATCTACATCTATATCACCGTCACCGTCCTTGTCATAGCCGCATGACTTCCACGTGCCGATAGTCACACCCATATTTGTTGCACCGCCCAAATCGTCCGGGTCATTCACCCATCCACCTTCCCATTTGAGAATCCACGGTGCCAGTTTATTCACATTTGCCATTGTTATTTCCCTCCTTATCTTTCGTTATTATCTCACTAATATCTTCTTTATCTACGTCTAGAACTTTCTTCCCAAACAATCCCAATGCCTTTATCATATTAAAGTTATATCCTTTAGGTATCAATATATTGCTTATGATCGAACAGAATTCAATGAAGCAGACTAGAAGACAGGAATAAACGTCGATGTTCCACTTGTTACCCGAAGCAATGTTAATCATCACTACCATACATACAAATGCGAAGTAAGTAACCGTTTTACCCATTGTCCGACGAATGGCTGTCGAAAACCGTACATTCTCCTTCATAAGAAGGCTTTTCCTTATTCCGAAAGCCAAGTCACACACTACAACGGAAAACGACACTATCAGCCAAGGTATCATGTGCTCTAGAGATTCCATTATAAATCCACTGGCTATTACTGAAAAGCCTCCGGGGATACTCTGGGTTATTACATTTTCTTTCATTTAAGCAATTTTTCATCTGATTATTATTCCTATCTTTGTCGGCAGATAGTAAGGACAACACTATCTAGCTCACAATCCCGCCTGACTCGTGAGAGCCGGACGGGATGTTTTCTATCACTGCGCTACCAAATTGGAGGCAATCGCCGATAGAAATTCTACTCTTGATGTTTTTGACGGATGTTCAGTAAAACCTACCACCTCGATATCACCTTCATAGCCGATAACCTCGCATATCTCAGCATATTCAGCACGGGAGAAGGTATAAGTACCCTTCTTATCAACCTTTTCTTTCAGTTTTCTTCCACGGATTTCATTGAGATTGTCTTCCAACTCCTTAAGTTCCTTATCGTATTCATCTTTAGTCTCCCGAGTCTTCTCTGCTTTTTCCAGTTCCTCTTTAGTAGGCATTTCCGGCTTCTCAATTGGTTTCCCATTTGCGTCCTTATCACCTTTCTTCCATTCCTCGGCGGCTTTCTTTCTACGGTCAATGTCCTCCATTTCCGCGATTGCCTGTGAACGTTCCGAAAACCCTTCTTTTTTCAGGTCTTCTTCTACTTTTCTCATGTCTTCCTGAAACTCGTCCACTATTTTATTGCAGGCCACTCGCATAAGCATTACGCTTGCGGTTTCAGACTTGGGAAGTTTTCTTCCTTCATATACAAGGGGGATATTTGCCAAAATAACTCTTTTATAAAATACTTCTTCGTAAGTCATAATTCTTATTTTTTGATGTTATACTGTTTCTTCTTTAATCTCGTTGATACAATTGGCTATCGCGGTCACAATGGAAGCCATTTCAGCCAATGGAATCTGATTCATGTTGAATTTCAACTCTCCATTTTCCATGTAGCCGTTTACATTTCCCATAAAACCATCATTGATCTTGTTTACGCTCAGGTTGAGAGTTATCACATTATTGGTTGAAGGGTCTTGGCGAAAATCGCCTGCCATCTCATAGTTAGCATCCGTGTACTTCAATTCTCCGGAATTGCTGCGGTTTGTAATTTCTACCATAATTCTATTTTTTATTTGGTTAAACGTCTATTACTCTATTATTATCAGATTGTCATTCGCGTCTATCTGTATTCCTGCAATCTTCATCTGCGGAAGGCTGATAATGCCCAATATCTCTACCCCGGTTTCCCGTTCTATGCTCCTCCTTATTTCCGATATATCGGCTATCAGAAACTGAGGAATATCTTTTCCCTCCAAGTTGACAAAGGTGTTGCAGTAATAGACTCCATCTATTTCACCACCTGCGCCAACGATAGTTCCGGGGTATTTACGTCCTTTTGCAAGACCGTATTTCTTCACCCGGTCTTCTGCAATAAGTGCAACACTCGCACCTGTGTCAATAAGGAAGTCGCCTTTCTTCCCGTTGACCGTACATTCGACGATCAGACGCTTTTCTGATTTTGATTTGATATGCTTCATTGTTATTTTTAATCTTTATAAATAATGTCATTCTTGCCGTTAAATATAAGATAATGCCAATCAAGGCTACTTGCACCTGAACAGTATATTCCTATCTCTCTCTTACTTACATCTCCGATCAGATCGGCATCCACGTTATTAAGTATTATGGAATCATATATAGGACATCCATAATAGCGAACTCCATTTCTTCCATTTTGCAAATCTGATAATGAGTTATAAGCAACAAACGACATGTCTTCTGTACCATTCAGATTTATACTATAGTCCTGGTAGTTGAAATTGCCATTGGTTCTTGTAGTATAAGTAATTGGAGGTGCCGCCTGTACTGTTCCAGATTCACCGCTTGAATTAGTGACAGTACCATATCCGCCAAGATATACCCTGAATTGGCTATAATCACTATTAGCAGTTCGGCTTACTGTGAGACTACCATATACGGCAGATATATATCTGGTAATGGTGCAATAGTTTCCATCCCCACCCATTTCGTAATCATTGATATACATAGTCTTATTTAAGTCTATTATATTTACTTGCATATTACTACAGGTATATGGAACTTTAACAATAATACTTTCATATCCTACTTCATAACGAGCATAAGGTATAATCCCTTCATCCATATATGCGGAAAAATAGTTGGCAGAGTTAATGTCTGCTCCGGGAGTATCGGAAAAAAATAGATAGACATCCACCTTGTCACGCAAATCCATTTTATGTCCAAATCCGCCATTTTCTATCCTGTCACCACTTGACGGGTCTAGGCGAAACATACCCGCACTGTCATCATCAGTAATTGATGTTGTTTTTACGTAAGCAGCCGCATAATTCTTGGTTCTATTCCAAATGTATATACCTACATACAACTTATCAAAATTGAAGAAGTTTACCATCTCTGAGGCGTCAAAACCGCCCATGCTACCGTATTCGTAATCCGTTGAAATACCAGCGTAAAAATCTGAATTGAACTTAATGGAATCATTCATATCAACTCTAAGAGGACATGCGGCACCTTCCGTATTGTTATAGCCCAAAAAATCCATAATGCGGAATTCCGACAATGTTCCTCTATAAGGGGGGTTATATTTCCACATAAACGCATCATTTACCGCACCATCTTTCCCATATTCGTTCATGTTGGTAATCTGTTTTATTTCAAATACAGGATCAATCTTGGCACCATAAAACCAAGGTTTAGGGGTTCTCCATCCTCCTGTAGTGATTTTGGCTTCCCCCCACATTTTTGTAGTAGAATTGAAAGTATCTGCCACATCCTTAGTATTCAATATTACCGGCTTGTAACGGCACCATTTATTTGTCTTGCCATGAGCATTGGAGCAGATATGCCCTTCATCATACCATCCGTTATACTTGCCTACACCGAGGACGCTATAAGGCTCATTAAATCCTATAGGAGCAATGAGTATTCCGTTGCTAATCCCCATATTTTTCTCCTCCCACAGCCGCAGCCCCGGTAACGACAACGACATAATACATGCTGTTAAAGCTGTTAACAACAACATCACCGTCAATAACCAATGCTTTTTCATAATCAAACCATTCATCTAATTTTTCACTTTTACAAGGGTAGATTTGCCCCCCCTGAAATTTGTTTACAAATCAAGTTTCCTTTGATAAGGACGTCAACTTTAATCTTTTCCATATAACATTTTTATTAAATTGGGTCTCCACTATTTCCATTATTTCTTGCTATGTTCAAATCAAGCACATCGGAAATTCTCACATTGCTATATACTCCTCCAATATTGACCCTGAATACCAGAAACATCTTCACGTGGATATATCCGGTTGTCGTATCGGTGTATTTAGGAAGCTGAGTATTATCAATCTTATATACAAACGAAGTAGCACTGCCATCTTCCACGCTCCAAGACGTAGCATTCCCATCATATATATAGCTATAATATTGCCTCACCTGACCATCCGAATTTGTCCATTGAGTACATATTTTAAGGTCTTCCTGAGTAAATGTTTTCCCACTGTTATTGACTACTGTTATGCCATCAATGAGAAGGCTTGAATCAGAAAGTCGCAAATAATCCGTAGTTACTCCGGTGTGGTATTGCCTTGCAGCCTGCCAAGTCTGGGTATTAGTCTGTAATTTTGCGGTATTATATCCCCATCCATTAACCGTTAATCCTGTCTCAGCAGTTACATTTACTATACAAAGGTCATAAGTGAGCACCCTTATCCCAGTAGTATATCCGGAAGGAAGAATGCGTAATACTGCTGAAAACTCACCTATTCCAAAACTTTTTACAGCCGATATTGGTATAGTGAATGACATATTCTGAGCTATATCCTTTACTTCTGAATATGTGTACAGGGATGTCCCGGAACGGCTCATGCAGTTCATCTGCAACTTACACCCGTTAAACATTGTATCTTTCAGGTCATACACAGTTATCTTATCCGAATCATTCTCAACAAGCAAGGTCAAGTTCGAATAGTCACTTATCAGATCCTTGGTTATAGCTGTTACCTTCCATCCAAGACCGCTTGTTATGGTATGGTTGTATCCTATGAAATCAGTTATTCTCATCCAGTTTTTACCTATTACAGGAGGAACATATCTAATTGAATAGGTCAGGGAATCCCCACTTTGATACCACTCTAAGCCGTAGGCGGCAGCTTTTAATTGCTGTTCCGTAATATCTTGAGGAGTATCAACAATTACAGGTTTCCATCTGCTCCATATATTTGTTTTTCCATGTTGGTTGGAACAAATGTACTCCCAATCATACCAGCCATTATACTTTCCTACTCCCATACAAACGTATGGGTCCCTATCAGCTATAGGGGCTGTGATTATTCCGTTTACTATACTCATGATTTATTCCTCCTTTCTTTAGCGTTGTTCCGAATTATCCAATGCACGCAATTCCTCCTTGTACCTTTCAGCTTCCTCCTCGCTGATCTCTTTCCAATTGTCCGGAGAATCGTTCACAGCAAGGTAAACCTTGTATGTGAGTATTCTGCCTTGTACCGGAACATCTTTACTTTGAGTAAGGACATTCCCTTCTGTTGCTTCTAATATTCTCATGCGATTGTATATCCTTTATTAGTAATTTGAGTAATTTCATCTTCGGTGAGCAGGGCTTTTGTAGCGTTTGATAACTTTATTATCCCTACTGAAAAGCCTGATTCTAATCTGTTATGACTATATGTTATTAGACTATCTATAACAGATTGTTTGTTTTCATCTGAACCTGTCCCCCATATAGTAGCACCTGAAAAATCGTAAGTTGTATTATTACTCCAACCTCCTAACGATATCATTTTTATATATTCTAATGAAGTACATTTATTGAATATATTTTGGCAGAATTTAAAACTCGCATTTATTTGACCTATTTTTTTCAATGATGTGCAATTTTCAAATGCAAAATTAGACTGAGAAGAAGATATATTAATAACTCCGATTTCTGTTAATGAAGTACATCCCCAGAATGTATTATTAAAAAATATCACATTAGGGGCATTTAACTCATTTACATATTTAAGAGATGTGTTTTGGCTAAAACATGAATTTAATGTTTCTGCGGATGCGAAACTTATATTTGGGAAATAAGTAAGATTTCTATTTTTATCAAGAAAAGAGACAAAACTAGTAATATGTTCTGTATTTATCCCGTCAACAGATGATAAATTGCATTCTAAAAACATTTTATCGACAGACGTAATTTCATCCCAATTAGAATTCTTAATATATTCAGGTATTTCAGTAAAAGTAGAATAAGCAAATTTTGTATTATGTAAATCAATTATGGATATTTCGCCTATGTTAATGTCATTCACCTTATCCGCAAGCGTATGAAGAGTATCCGATTCATCTACAGCAACCCCTTTCCCTGTCAGGTTGGCTTTCATCTTTGCAATAACAGAAGCAATGTTCTGTTTTAAATCATTCAGTGTCATGCTATACCTCCTTCCGTATCTGTTCCTACTAAATCATTTATAGAAACTATCTCAGTAGATAAACCGTCGATGGCATTGTTTATTTGGGATGTTACCCACTGTTCTGTAGCATATCCTGCTAATGAAGGTATATCCGAAGCCAACGCATAGTCTCCTTTAGGCTGCTTCTCTGCAAGTCCAGAAGCAAGTTCTTCCACTGTAACCAGATTGCTTATATCTTGGTGTTCAGTAAGGTAGTCCCCTGCAGGCTGTATTCCAAGCGATTCTAACGTATTTTCCCCTTGCAGCGTCACACCGTTAATCTTCGGTTTGTTTTCCAGATTATTGTAATCGGATGTCCCTTCACCACCGCCGCCCGTTCCCGATCCTCCGGCATCAAGATACACATCCAATCCCAGAGAGACGGATTCGGTTTTTATATTAGGATCATCTTCACCTGATATCTGGCAACTGCAACCTACAAGCTCAAAGATATCGCACTTGTCAACGGTATTGGTTGCATCCCCACTATTCACCTGTATCGTCAGGCTGTAAACGCCTACATGCTTCTGTGCGGATGCAGGGAAAGTGAAAGATATGACATTGCCATTGATGGTAAAATCTCTGACCGGAATATTGATATAGGCAACCTTCATGGAAAGATGCACATCCTTGCCTGCAAGATTTTCCGGATATCCGTCCCTTTTCACGGATACCTCTACAAGTATGTCATTGTTTTTTCTTATCTTTCTCATATCTATATAAATCTATATTATGCAGACAATCGCTGTTCTACTTTTCTTTTAAATTCTCTCAACTCCAGATTCTCCTTCTCCAACCTCTTCACCCTTTCTTCCAATGTCTCAAAATGCCGGGCAAGGGAGATTCCCAATACCACGCCCAAGTTTCCGTACATCATCTCAAAATGTCGTCTATCGGGTCCAAGCGGTGCGAAGTTCTCATTTATTCCTCTCCAGTACTGGGCACTGGAACCAACCATAACACCGGGTGTGCCATCCTTCCAAGTGTATTCGAATGCCGGAGCGTTAGCTATATCTTTTATCGTTAGGAATACGTCACGCCCTTTATTCTTCAAGCGCATGTCGGAAGTGGTGTTCTGTCCCTTTGCAGACACATACCCGTCACTCCATATTCCTACTTTGGCATTAAAAGTACCGGGAGTATAAGTATTCCCTTGACTATCTATGCGCAAGGAATTAGTCGTCCCTGCTCCCAGATACATATATGTATTACTATACGCTTGCAGATACCAATTAATTCCGCCATGAACCAATTTCAAGTGCGGATTAGTAGAAGAATTATTTAACGTATATGTCGCATTGGTGATATTGCCCGATATATTGACGTCCCCAGATGTGTTAACCACCAGTCCCAATCCCGAAGATGCACTTACAGAACCCGGACGAAGATATATAGAACCATTAGCATAGAGAGCCAGTCCTCCGGCAGTATCAATGCCTATTCTCGCCTCGTTATTGTTGCCAAAACGTATATTCTCCGAGTTATAAGCCGTGGAGGCGGAATTGGTAAGAACAATCCCCTTTGGGAGCGTTATTCTTTCACTGAAATAGCCGTTTCCCACAACGTGCAATTTATAAGAAGGGGTAATCGTCCCTATTCCTAAATTCCCTGAGCCGTTTAAGAACATTAAATCAGCTGCACCATATATACCGAAACTCAAGCCATTGCTGGTTGATCCTGACCCGGCATAACGGAATCCTACGTATGCATTATTATAGTCGCTTGATTCCCTTCCAAAAGAGATACCTGAAAGATATCCTACTGACAAGTTGGGAACATAATTTCTTATGAAATAACTTTTATTTGCCCATGCTTTGATATTATTGCATATACCTGTATTTAAGTTTGCTTCAAACGTATTATTTAAAGTTGTTATATTATCATTATCTTCCGTCTTCCACGTATCATAAGTTTTCAATGCACCTACCGCACTCCAATAATATTGATTTGTAGTAGTACTGAATGCAATGTGTATATCCACATAATAAGTACCAAGTGAGTTCCCGGTAATACGTATCTTGTCCAAAAGGATAGGTGAGCCTCCTCCTCCCGCATTCGAATATCCAGAAATCTGATTGATTGCCGCATAACCTCCATAAGTTATGTTTACGGATATAGTGTAACTTTCATTATCCAGATACGAATAATTGCGGGAAATAAATAGTATAAAGCTACATCCACCCGCATCCGTTGCGAGTGTTTCTCCAATTCTGAACCATCCTGTCTTTGTCCCAGACGCAGAGGAACCTGCAAACGTCCTTTCTGTCACATGCGTAAGGTGCTGCCCGTCTAATAAATCAGCATTGAGGTTTGTCACCTTAGTCGAGGATACCACAGTGAAAGGAGCTGTCCCTGTGGCTATGGTAGACTTTAAGATGTTGGCTGTGATGTTTCCTGCAACGTGGAGCTTTTCAGAAGGACTTGTAGTGCCTATTCCTAAAGACCCGCTACCTGTCATACGCATCCGTTCCGTTCCAGCCTCTTGAAACAAAATTGGATGTCCTGAACCGGAATTTATAGAGAGGTTGTCAGCACTTGACAGGAAGCGTGAATATATCCCTTTTGCTAAAGCAGTTGTAGAACCTATAGTATAAGTATTATCTGACCCGAAAGAGATATTTCCTACCCCTGTAAGATTCCCGCTAATACTAACAGAGCCGTTAAAAGATTGACCCCATAAGGTACGAGGAGTTTGAAGGGTGGTAGCCGTGGTGGCATTTCCCGACAATTGCGCCTTGATCGTAGATGGGAGTTTCAAGTTTATATTTGCACCACCGTTTACTGACGTGGTTACGGCTGTACCCGTCCCGTCAGAGTTGACTATCCCTATTGATCGTGCCGTTCCCCAAGTAGCGGTAGTGATATTTGCTGTTCCGTCAAAGTCGGTGCCATTGATGGAGCGTGCTGTAGCAAGTTTCGTAGCAGAGGCAACATTACTTGTAGTCAATGCTATATCTTTCGGAGTTACGGTTACTTGTATGGTTATACCGGATGTTGGTTTGGATGCGTTGGTAATAGATGTAACCCGATTGCATATTCCTCCGTGGTTATGGACATATACGAAGGAGGTCTGGAAAGCACCGGTTTGTTTAAACCATATATATACAACACCGTCATAGTTAAACACTGAAATGTCACCAAAGTCTAATCCGTAATTGGTGGCTGAACTGTTTGTGATCGAATTGCCATCCGGATAATTATAGAATTGAAGCGTAGTATCTATTTCTCTCAAAGAGGCATATCCATTTCCTATAATGTGGACAAAACACATGGCATGAGTAGAGGCGGAGATATTGGTTTTCACCAAACAGCCGGTAGTAAAGTTATATGCTGATACATAATCGTAAGAGGCGGGAGTAAAGCCTCCCAATTTACTTGAATCGGCAGCAGTCCCCGTTTTTGACAGAGCATCCGTAATGCCATAACCTCCAAGCGTGCTTGGCTTGTTGGTGATGATCCCCCACGGGACCTCCGTTATAGAAGAGTTTTCAAGGGAAGTGATGCGAGAAGCCAGACGGTTTACTGTATAAGCGTTGAACGTATCATTCAGGTTACTGTCGGAAAAAGTTTTTCCAAGGTCTGCATAGCCATACACGGACTCAATCAGACCTCCTCCGCCTCCACCCCCGGCATTTGGATTAAGCCCCATTGCGGAGATAAAGCTCTTTGAGTAGAAGCCTATCTCATTCCCGTTATATGCTGCCGGGTATATCGCCTTGCCATTAACGTCACGCACAAACCATTTCGCCATCTCCGTGGCAAAATAACTTGCAAAATCGGTCTTTGTCAGTTTTCTGTCAAGTGCATCCTGCAAACCTGTTATCTTTGATATGGAAAGAGAGGGTATGTCGGAAGCTGCCAGACTGGCACCAGAGGTAACACGCCCATAGGTATCTACTGTTACTTTGGTATATGTTCTGGCAGTTATAACAGACTTCAAGTTTAACACACCCGAAGAGATAGCCAAGGTAGTTCCAACCTTTACGCCTCCAAGGATAGAAGACGAAGCGGTAGGCAGGGTATAGGTGTAAGTGGCATCAAGAACTCCGTCCGCGTCTATACTCAAGCGGTCTCCTACCTTTATTCCTCCCAGTGTTGTAGTAGTAGCCACTTTAAGGGAAATAGTGCGGTTAGACGTTAAATTACCACCACCCGTCAATCCTGTCCCGGCTGAGATTGTAATGGCTTTGAGTGCCGCGATAGCCGTGGCGTTTGCCTTGCCCTTGTCTCCGGCATAAGCCGTTGTAGAAGTCTCACCCAAGGCAAGTGACGGGGAAATCTCCACGTATGTTGTACCACTCCAACGATAAGTAAGATTAGTATTTGTCGCCACATAAATCTTTCCTGCCTCACCTGTAGACGGGAAAGCGGAAAGAGAAGCAGCCTCTATCACATCATCCACATAAGATGGCAGATAGGATGCCGGGATAAGCCCCCCGGATAGTTTCGGGAAATTACCATCCACATAAGACTTTAAGGCAAACCCGCTATCGTTGCTGAGTTCGCTCACTTTGGTAGGCACGGATATATTGATAGTCTTAGCGGAAGAGTTGGGCGTATATGTCCCAAGTGCTGTTCCGTTCCTTTGAATAGTCAGCCCGTATATGGATTGATGCGATGTCAGAAAAGTGGTTTTAGCAAACGTCACGGTATTACCGCTTTGGGTAAATCCAGCCAATCCGTTACCTGTACCGGAAGTGGTTAAGATAAGCCCGGAAGGTTGGCTTTCCAAAGTACTCAGGCGGGTATTCAAGTCCCATCCCAGTCCGGCAGAAAGTACGTATCCGGATTTGCTGGCATCGTAGTCAGACCATGAGTCCAAACGGTCGAAATCACCCCCGCTACCACCGCCACTTCCGGGGTTTGCTCCCTTGGCTGAAATATATGAGTCGGAATATATGCCAACCGCCTCAGAGTTGTAATCAGCAGGATGCAAGCCCTTGTTTGCCGTATCACGCACAAACCATCTCTGCATGGCTTTGTCAAATTCTGTATTAAAGTCAGACTTATTGACTTTCTCATTCAATGCGTCCTGTAAACCTGTGATTTTCGAAATGCTGAGGGCGGGGATATCACCGGCTGACAAAGAGGAACCGCTTGTCACACGGCCATAAATATCCGTAGTCACTTTCGCATAAGTCCCGGCAGTCATTACCTCTGGAAGGTTAAGGACACCGGTTGCGGAAGCTGTCAGCGTAGAACCGATCATGACACCACCAAGAATAGCGGCTTTGGCAATAGGAAGAATATACTTGTTGGCACCCTCCTCGATACTGTTCAGCTTATCCAAGAGAGTGTCCGTGAAGTCATTGGTTGACAGCCCTTTCCCATCTACCTTGTCCACCTTATTTCCAAGAAGGGTGGTAAGGTCGGTAGTAGTGGTATAATTACCTAATTGTTCGCTAACCCATGTCCGCGTAGTATATTCGTTGTCCGTAAGATATTTGCTCAGGGCGGTTTCATCAAGACCTACCGCATCGGCAGCATACCATTTGCCGTCAGTCCCGTAAGTCAGAACCTTTCCCGGAGCAGCACCCAGAACGTTCGTCTCAGAATCATTCTTCGCTACGTCATTAAGTTGGTACATAGCGGTTGCTCCACCTTCACCGCTACCACCACCTGAACCGGGATTTAAACCTTTTGCGGATAAGAAGCTGTTTGTCCATAAACCGACTAAAGATTCTAAGCTGGTTATCTTTTCTGGATTTTCCGGATCATCTTTGTGGATTACAAATATACTATCCCAAACCGACTTGTCGAGCTTCTTTCTATATTGTCTTAACAACTCGCTTTGGGAAGAGAAATTATTGCTTACCGAAGTCTCCACTTCGCTTATCTGACCTTGTATTCTATCAAGGGTACTTGCTGTTGCCTCATTGTTAAGTGTAACTTCAAAAGTAGGGATTATACCTTCTCCCTCTTTTATGGTAAGAGACTGGATAATTATATTCTCGTTGTTTATCCCTATCTCTTGGTCATTCACAGTAAGACGTTTACCTTCCATAATATCATTATAGAAGTTTACATTTCTTGCCATGAAAATCTCGTCTACTCCCACATTGTAAGAATAGTTGGTACTGCTGTATTTAGCAAGATATTCCTTTGCTCTTGTAAGAAGTCTGTTCTCCGCATCCCGTATATACTCTTGCGGCATAAGGATATTCAGCAACACGAACTTGTCCCCTGCTTTCATGCTCCAATCTTTATTAGGAACAGTGAAATTTCCCGTGTCTCCTTCTTCAAGTGTGTTTCTTCCAAGTGTAAGAGTATAACTTCCGTCTGAATCCCTGTCTATTTTGGTTATATTAAAAGTATATCCCTGCAAAGCCCCACTTTTCATAGAAAGTTGCGCTTTATCAGTAGTAAGGCTTTCGCTTAAGTCAAATCCCAAGTCATATAATCCTACAGTAAAAGTAGGCTGTGTGTCACTTGTTATTGCACTTACACTCTTTATTTCGTCAACATCCTGCCCTGCGGAGTTCTTCATCCCCGTAATAGACGGGTAAATGTCATCGTAGGTTATAACTCCTTCGCGGATACCGTATTTTGCAACAGCTTCTTCTGGAGCAAGTATATAATCCGTCTTTCCGTCAGTCTTAAAACTTGGAAGCATTAATCTGAGCGGAGAAAGCGCATAGTTTGCCGGAAGAACACTGTCCGTCCATTCTGGAAGTTTAGGATAGCTATAGTCAAGGTTTCTTGTTCCACCGTATGCACGCAGTTTAGTCACAACACCAGTATCGGTGTCGGAACTTCTTTCTATCTCATATAGCCCTTTACCTTTTCCATATTCAAATACATTGTCAACCACCGGCTCTTCCCCGCCAATGGTAATGTTTCTTCCCTTTACAAAATAATTAAGCTTGTATTCCGTATTTACAATAGAAAGGGCATCCCAACAGTTTTGATTACTCAATGAGATGTTTTTCTCCTCACTCTCCGTACCTTCTGCAATGGTAATACTCCATGCCCCTTTGCCGTACATTGCATCCAAGCAAGCTTGTATTCTCTCAGCAAGATACTTCACATCTCCTGTAAACTCTACAGTAAGAGGGGTAGGATATACTATTCCGTTGTCTCCCGGCACAATATTTCTCATCATGCACCGTTCAAGCTCGTACTTCAATGATACAAACCTAAGTTCATACTTATACTCACGAGTTGAAACCTTTTTCACAGTGGGAAGTAGTTCCAGTTCAAAGTGTTCCCCCCTGTAAGTTATATAGTCAAAAACATTGAAATCTATTTTTTTTTCAGAAGAAAAGGTAGCGATTACAGCACGGTCTCCCATAAAAGTACCGCTGTATTCAAGTTTGTGTAGTACACATCTTACAGTTTGTCCATCTTTACTATATACTATCCAACCCATATCGTCAACTCCTTACAACCAAATTTTCAACAACTGTACTGCTACCTGACTTATAACGTGGAATAATCCTTGCTTTCGGATCGCATACGTGCAGTTCCATATTAAACTCAAGAATTTCACTGTTTTCACCCTGCCACAATTCCGTATCGCTTATTTTCGTCAGATATACGTCCTGCCTTCCCGTATGGGTCTTGGCATTGTATATCTTCAACCGTGAACCATAATTATCCTCTCCAGTAAGATAGTCAAGCAACATCTCCAACTTATCCATAGCCGTGCCTTTTGTTCCCTCGTAGCATACACTTATTTTAATGTCATACGCTTTTATAGGTAGTGTATCTGGGATGAAGGTGTCTTCACCGTCTTCGTCTGCCCAGTCACGCTTTGGCAAGTCTTTTACATCACCCGGAGAAGGCAACGGGAAATCTGTACACACCATCCCGAAATTATCGAAAAGGTCTTTAACGGGTGCACCCGACTTCATCTTCTGGAATAATATGGAATACGGTTCGTTCATTTCCTTTGATAAAAAAAAGAGCCTGAAACGAGAACAACAGCTAATGTTGTCTCATTTCAAGCTCTTATGGCTTTATGGCATATTAAATGAATTGATACTTCATTGCAAATATACCAATTTTTATTATATTATCTACAAAACAATAGAAAATATAACTATAAAAGTAGTCATTATATATGCGGCAATATCCGCATGTGTAAACATTTTGCTTTTTCACCTTCCGATTCCTTTGGTTTCTCCAACTTGTCTATCCTTTCGTTGGCATGTTCCAAATCTTCGGATAGGCGCAACAATTGCTGCATAAGCATCCTGTTCTGTCTTATAAGTATTTCTATCTTGTTTTCCATAATGTTAATTCTTTTAATATAAGTGAGTTGATACGTAATAGTTTTGCTCACCTTATGAATGAGGTGAGCAAAACAAATTTATAACTTTGAGTTATAGTGACTATTCAGCCATTTCTATAAGAACTTTAGCCAATTCCTTAGCTTCTTCTCTCGATACAAAAACGGAGACACTTTCATCACCTTCATTCGCACCTTCCATTTCAAATATGATAATTCTCTCATTCGTGTTTATATCTCTTACAGCTTGAACAGTGAACTCCCAGCCTCCAAAATTCTCTATTTCGTAATTTCCTTTAGCGTATTGTATCATAATATTTGTATTTTATTAGTTAAATATTTGTGGATAATATTTCTTAAACACCGTTTTAAGTACACTATCTGGATATGTTTTCACATATCCGAAACGAGGGTCGTTTATTTTTCCTGTCTCAAGTCCTCGTTCCTTGCACAGTTTTGATGCTTCTCTACCCATGATCGATGCACGTTGTCTACTGATGTCAATGTGGCTACGTGAAGCAAATCCTACGATAGCGGTGTAGTTGATGTTTGTGTTCGTGCGAAGTTCTATTTCTTTCACCTTATCCTCTAAGGCATCCACTTTATTATTCATATCTATTTGTGATTGTATCTGAGTTTGTATGGATTTTAAAATTTCCATTTGAATTTCAAGTGGAGTGAACTGTTTTATAACATTATTAGTTGCTACTTGCTCACACCTTAAAAAGTATTCTCTTGCCTCTTCTCCCTTATCCGTTTTTGACATCATAGAAATTTTCTTGGCGAATGGAATAGATAACGCAAAGTCCTTAGTTTCATTACCGTTCAACTCTATGTCGAACCCCTGCCAATCTACATTTTCTTCCGCGTATATGTTTTCTATGATATTTTTCGTGTACCACCTCTTCCATGCAGATTTATTATATCCAAGGAACTCATATAACATTCTTGCACTAACGGCTTTTTTACCATTATTTTCTTGAATAGGTATCAATTCGTTTATATTTTCCATGATGTTGTATTTTAAAAGGAAGGAGCAAATGCCTGTCCGTATATTGTAGGAGTTTACGGAATCGGCAAATGCCCCATAAAATATTTTTGTTCTCCATGCGCAACTCCTACATAACGCACTTTGATAGCTATCTTCTGACAGCAAAGTTATAGGACAAAATAAACCTCTGCAATAGCCCTAAAAAGCACTTAAAAATATTGGGTCGTATTGGGCTGTATTGGGCTATATCGGGCTATATCGGGACATAAAAAACTTCATTATACGATGTAATTTAGATGCGTTCTACATCTATAGGCGATACAAGGCGTACAAACGTATTATCATGCCCGAACTGTGATACCACTTGTCTGTTTAAAAACATAACAAGCTGATTTATCAAGCATTGCAGATAGGATTATAGTCCCATCATTATAGATATGCTTCAAACACTTTCACATTATAGATATTGACTTGTCCGTAGTTGGCATCAAACACCTTCTTAACCTCATATCCCAACTCATAAGACAAGGCTTTCATCTTCCGCCAATTGATAGAACGCCAGTTCATACCATGCTCCTTTGCCCAACGTTTGATAGAAAACCATTCCTTTGATTCATCAAGCTGTTCGGTCTTCTGTTCAAGAAGAGCCTGTGTCCTTTCTTTCTCTTCCACTTCATCTGCAAGTCTTCGTAATGCTTCTGCATAAGTCTGAGGTGTAGACAGTGCTTTTAGCTGTTTCTCCATTGCCTCAAAAGCATCGTAAAATTCATTTTTGAACTTTAAGGCTTTTATCCCATTCCACCCCATTACTAAAATAGAGAATCCTTTTTGATTCATGATATAAATAGGATTACTTTTACCTGTTGAATCTTCGTAAGTTGCTGATACAAAGGCTAAACGCATTTTTGCGTTTAGTGACTCATCCTCTGTATTAAGAATATTATCAATGCTTCTTATTACATCGGCATGTCTTTTCCCAAACTTTTCAGCCACCAATAGGCTGTTAGTTAAAACTTGGCCGTTCTGACCTTTGAAAACTAATTCGTTCATATCTTGATTCGTTTTCATATCCGTTTATTAAAATGAAAGCAGGGAGAAATGAAATTTAGATGTTTAATGTGGCTGCCAACATCCAATTTCAAAACTCCCTGCAAATATCTTTAGTGCTTTTACCGACAGCCACGTGGGTAAATAACAACGTTGTTTCCGTTTGCTAAGTTAAGTAAGAAATTTCAATTATACAATAGTAACTAAAATCTTTAACTTATTGATTATCTGTTTAAAACAACAAAGAAAGAAACAAACAAACAAAGTAAAATTACATACAACTATTGCGTACAACATACTCCTGACAGGGTATATTGCACCTTTATAATTTTTCCTGTACAACTAACTAAGCAAACGAATTAACGTTAGTTAAATCCATCTTGCAAGTTTCACAAACGGATATAGGAACAAATGGAAAAGATAGAGGATTAGAACTGCACAGAAAGGTACAAGCCCCCTTCTGCGTTTGATACGTTGGAGCATCTTCTTCTCTTTGAGAAGGATGCAGACTACCGCCTTTTGGTAGGAGGTAGGAAAAGTTAAATTCGTTGTGACGTTCATATTTTAACGAATTGTGATAAAAAGAAACCCTCCGTAGGTGTGAACGTCACAACATACGCAGGGCATAGATGTCGCAGATTGTTTCCTTTCTGCCACCTTAGAGGGCTTCCCAATATCTTGTACAAAATGTATTCGCTTTCTTTTGCCCAAGAATTTATGTTGTAACGTTCATTGCAAAAATACGCATTCTTTTTGAAAAAGCAAACATGTTATATAACATACGGTTAATATTTTGATACAAAGCAATTAATCAATTAATCATGTTTATATTTGCACGTATTTATTAAATAACTACTATAATATGGATATTTTCAAAGAGCTAAATGGAAATCAGATAGAAGCTGTAAAGTCAACAGAAGGATACGTTAGAGTAATAGCTGGTCCTGGTTCAGGTAAAACAAGAACGATAGCTTGTAGATATGCATATATGGTGAACGAACTTGGAATATCACCAAGCAACATCCTTTGTATAACCTTTACCAATAAGGCGGCAAAAGAGATGAAATACCGCATAGAAAAATACATAGGTAAAGATAGAGTCGGTGATTTTGTATGTACATTCCATTCGTTTTGCCTGAAGTTTTTGCGAGAAGAGATATATAGGTTGAACTTAGCAAGCAACTTCACAATAATGGATGGAGAAGACCAGCTCAATGTATTAAAAGAGATATATCCTGAATTATCAATAACCCCCACGGAAAATAAATATAAGAAGTCAGCGGAAGAAATAAAAGAAAAGAAGATGAAATTCCCGGACTACATATATTACTTCGACGATAAACTCCAAAAGAAACCGACCTATTGGAGCAGGATATTCTCTGCTTTTATCTCGCGTCAACGAAAATACAATATGCTCGATTTTGACGACTTGATCTATTTCACGCTTCATATCTTGGAAAACCATGAAGATGTGCTAAAAAAGTGGAGCGAAAGAATATCATACATTATGGTTGACGAAACACAAGATAATGATATGAAACAATGGAATATCGCAGATAAATTAAGTGAGATAAACAAGAATTTATTTGTGGTAGGAGACCCAGATCAGGCAATATACGGATGGAGAGGAGCAAGATTTGAAAAACTTTTAAATTTTGACAAGACGCATATACCGTGTAAAGACATTATACTGAACGATAACTACCGGTCATTAAAAAGCGTACTCACTGCATCAAACAATCTTATTAAAAACAATAAGTTAAGATTTGACAAGGATATGATTCCACACAGGTTACAAGGTAACTCGATGATATGGCATCACGCTTCAAACTCATCCGATGAATCAGGATGGATAGTAAAAAACATAGAACGTATAAAGAAGGATGGTGATAGGTATAGAGATATTGCCATATTGTACAGAAATTCATATTCATCTAGAACACTTGAACAAAATCTGATAAAAGGGAAAATCCCATATATTGTATATGGAGGTATCAGGTTTTTTGAAAGGGCGGAAATAAAGGACGTGATTTCATATCTGAGAATGCTGGTTTCGGATGATGATTTCTCATTCCTGCGTGTGATAAACTCTCCCAAAAGAGGATTAGGAAACGTTTTTATAGGCAAAGTAAAAGAAAAGGCGGAATTATGCGGAACATCGCTTTTCAATGCACTGAATGAAAATCTAAACTCCCGCGAGTTTAACAAAGAAGGGGCAAAATCTTTTTGCAGACTCATCAATGAATGCAGAAAAATGAAAGACGTATTCAGCATCTCAGACATAATAGAGTATCTGATAGACGAAAGCGGCATCAGAAAGACATTAAAGGATGATGGAGACGAAGAACGGATGGAAAATTTGAAAGAATTGGTGTCGTCAGCAAAATTATACGAAGAGGAGCACACTGGATCATATATATCATTAGAGACATATTTGCAGGATGTGGCATTATATACCAATCTTGACTATAAGAAAGACACGGATTCGGTAAGCATAATGACCATACATCAGGCGAAAGGACTTGAATTTAAAAATATTTTTATATATGACGTATCCGATGGAGCCATCCCAAACTACAGAAGTCTGCGCGAAGGAGGAAAATCGGCATGTGAAGAGGAACGTAGATTGATGTATGTGGCAATGACGAGAGCCAAAGACAATCTATACATTACAGATTCGCTTGGAAGCAGTATATCCTATGGAGACAAGGTTCCGTCAAGATTCATCAGTGAGATAGGAGAATATCAAATGTCAGAAGAAAGCATCCTGGTGGATATGAAAAGTATTGAGTACGATATAATTCCGTTTAAAAAGAATCAAAAGGAATATGAACATAAGTTTAATAATAACGAAATAGTCGTACACCCTATATTCGGGACGGGTCAAATACTGAGCGTTGAAGATTATGGATATTATATAATCAACTTCTTCAATTACGGAAAGAGAAAAATAAGATTTGACTTTGAAGGATTAACAAAATATAATAATTGAGTATGGAAGAACCTATAATCAGATGCCCACATTGTGGAAGTCAACAACTGTCAGTCAGGGAAAAAGGATTTTCAACCGGAAAAGCGGTTGTAGGCACTCTGCTTACGAATATGGTAGGAGGTGTATTGTTTGGGCTTTTAGGAAGTGGAAGAACAGAAGTAACATGCCTGAATTGTGGTAGAAAAATGAAAGTTTCTGATTTAGAAAAAATATATCCAAACAGGACTGATAAAGACGGTTTTCCGCCTGTTTTATAGTTGTATGTTTAGCAAACATACCCTTGTCCTAATGGTTAGGAATTTTCTTGTTTTCAAACAAAGCAAGTCATTTTCTGCAAAAGAATCCATATTTCCTATATTTGCAGTCGCTAAAACTAAACAAAGAAAATATGGAATTAAAGGATTTTATCAAAGGCGTTGTAGCTGATGTTACAAATGCCATCAAAGAATGCCAAGACGAACTTGGCAATGGGACTATCTTATCACCTACAAACATTGATGATAAGGAAGGAGTAAAAACTGAAAATGGTTTCTTGACCGTTTCAAAAATAGACTTTGAAGTGTCTGTATCAACATCATCAACAAATGAAACAGGAGGAAAAATAAACGTCATTTCAGCCATTGTAAACGGAGGGATAGGGAGTGAAAACAAATCATCAGATGACAATGTGTCTAAAATCAAATTCTCTATTCCTCTGATTTACCCTTTTTCTCGGTTGAAGGTTCTTCCTCCCGGAGCAAAAACTCGTTAAAACACTTATTTATAGCATTCACCCCTTCTGCCGCATTCCACACAGCGTATTCAGCATCCTTCCCTTGTTTGAATACGCTGTTATAATACAACTTAAAGAATATTCTTCTGTAATACCACCGTCTGAAAAACGCAACAATCTTTTTCATAAGCCACCTTTCCTTTTTCTAGAATATCCCCCGGCTTTCTGTTCCGGGGAATATTGGCTACATTTGCAGCCGAATTTTAAAACAACGTTATTTATGAACCAAAATGATTTATTTCAAACTTTCCTTATCAGCGATTTCTATAATGCTGCGAAGAATATGTATTACCTTGAATTTATTTCCTATTGTAAGGAAGTTCTTGACAAATTAGAGAACTTAGACATATCTCCAAAAGGATTTTATCATGAAAAGGCAGATGCCATACGGAAATTGCACCGCTTCGTTAAAGGGGCAGAACATTATGTCAGATGTGACGGTTCCGCTCCGAAAGATGCCTCCGAATCGGACTTGTCTTTCATGAAATCAATCCTCGACGGAATGAAAAAACGTCAAGGTCTCGGATAGGCTTTGTCAAATCACAAAGGCTGGTATTCATGCTTTTTATGGCTTCCAGCCTTTCATCAACCCTTTCCTCTGTTTCCAATTCATTGTCAGCCCTCCAAAACATTAAATCATGCGTTTCAGATATAATGGTTTCAAGGCTAATGATAAATTCATTGCATTGCCTACGTAATTCAAGCTCTTTCCTTTCACGGGAATTCAGTTCTTCGTTACTCATACCCTTGTTTCTTTTTCGCAAATATAGCAATAATATATATAAAATCTAATATATTGTAGAAAATATAAATGATAAATATTAATAGTTTCCCTCTCTCACCATTACATCCCCGTCCACATCCACCTCGCAGGAGGGGCTTTTCTTGTACACATATACCTTTGAACTACCACTTTGCTTTACGTTTACTTTGGCATTGTTATAGACCGATACAAACACCTTAGACATTCCCGATACATCAATAGAGACATCGCAATCATGCCTTACATACAGTCTTGCAGCCGCAAATCCACCAAAAGAGATATTACCTGTGCATTTACCGTTCAGAACCCAAGTGCCGTTATCGCCATTCACGACATTTACAACCTCATCCACAAAAACAAGATTGTCATTCAATACCTTCCTATCAAAGTAAGCCTTTATAAACTCCTTATTGGGGAAATCGTGAAGTTCAAAGCAAAAGTCACTGCCTTTCTTCCACATCTTAATTAGTTCGTCCTGGGTACGATCTTTATCCCATTCACTCTTCCATTGTTTGCAGAGACCAAGCTCTATAGCCCGGTCTCTAAGTTTTTTATTAAGTTCGTCCATAATTATAATCCTTTAAGTTTACCTGAACCTTTATCTATTATTCGATTAAACATATCCCGAATATCTTCTGCAAACTGTGCATTCCTTTCCGTATTTCTCGCTATCGCATTCAGCTGTTGTAACTGAGCCTGTGCTATAACACTCATCTTTGGGAAATCATCATTGAAGAATTTTTCCTGCAACATACGCTTCACACTAACATCCTGTCGTATAGAATTTAGAGATGAACCAACTTGGTTGGCTGTATCTTCCGTAACTCCTTGTATTCCTTTTGACAGACCGGAAGTGTCGCTTTTTCCGGTAGCCGCCAATGCGCCTCCAGTAGCCTTATCAAAAGCTTCAAGGAATTTTTGTGAAGCATCCAGCATAGCATTACCCTCTGTATCAAAGAAATCTTCAATAATAGAAGCTGCAAGATCTGTATTGTTATTCAAATCAAAGGACTTGAAAACACCACCATTTCCATTTTCGTCACCGAATAACTTTTGCTGTAACTTATCCACCATTGGTACAATAACCAGATTCTTCAAAATGGAATTAGCCACATTTTTCATAATGTTGTTCACTGCATCATCAAAAGCCAATGCAGCATCTTCTCCGTTTGCGAACGCATTAGTGAGTGCATCGCTTATCTGACCTGCCCAATCATCAAAATCTATCGCATACAGTTCTTTAGCTAAATCCTCAATAAAGTAACGTATCTGACCGTTCAACTCATTTATCTGCTGTTGATAATCAGCTATTTTTCCACTGTCCGATTTCTTTTTTCTTTCTTCATCACGAAGCTGTCCTTCAAGCTCCCTTCGCTGTGCAACGAGTGAAACGTATTGAGCTTGGTAGGTTTTCAATGCTTCTGTCCCACCTACGCCTACATCTTCAAGTGCTTTCAGGGCTTCTTTATCAACTTCTACAGAGAAAACCTTAACATTTGTCCCAAAAAACTTGGATAGTTTTCTTGCAGTAAGTTCTCCGGATTTTATCTGTTCCTTCAAGTGTTCCGCATACATACCACTGTTTTTTAAAGCATCATATACTGCAGAATAACTTGCGCTTAGAGAACTTCCACTCCTTAGTACCTGTTCATTCAATTGTTCGTACAGGGCAAGTTGCTGCTCTACTGCTCTTGTACCCGTACCTCCAAATCTTTCTACTGAATCATTCAGATTATCGTATGCATTCTTTAATTCCTCTACACGCTGTTTGCTTCGTTCTATTGCCTTGTCTAACTTTTTATCATGGATCTGCGCAATTCCGCTTATTAGACCTAAAGCCGCACCTGCTGCCGCTCCCCAGGGTCCTGCCGCTCCTAAAGCGGAAGTTATTCCCTGCATCGTTGAAGCACCACCAATAGAACTTCCCGCAACACCGGCTGCATCCGAAAGACCTGAACCAAGCCCAAGATTCTCAAATACACCACCAAGAAAATCAGCCGCATCCGCTAAAGCATCAAATTTACTTATTACACCTTGTATTGCAGCTACTTGTTCTGCTTCTGCTGATTTAAGCTGATTACTAGCATTTTTCTTTTCCTCATCTGTTTTTGCATTCTTCAATGCATTCTTTGCGTTTTTGATATTCGTGAAAGATGCTCCTAACGCTTTGAATGGATTACGTTCGGTCTGCTCATTCCTTAGTTTTCGAAGGGCTTCTACAAGCTCTTTTGTATCTTCCACGGAAAGTTTTTGGGAAGAAGCAAACTCTTCCACCTTATCAATCATTGAATCCAGTGTGGCATTTGAAACCCTATCCAAATCATCGAATATGCGTACCCAGTCGGAAGATTCTTTAAACTGCTCAAAAGCTACGCTTCCTTTCTCTTCATTAGCCCGTTTCTTGCGCTCGGCAATCATTTTGTCAACATCTACACCACCAGATTCAAGTTTATAACGGTTGCTCTCTATGTCAGCCAAATCATCATTCAGCTTGTTCTCAATCTCCGTCACCTGTGTAGCATAGTCACGGTATTTGCTTACAAGTTCAGCCAAGTTATCGGCTGTATCTTTTCTTAGCTGCATCATACCGTCATTGTAGGCTTTTACGTATGGCTCTATGGATGAAAAGCCTGCATCCTTCATTGATGCTTCATCCATTTTCAACACATCCTCAAAGGATATTCCTTTCCCTTCTATGCCTTTTTCTATTTCCTCACGGAAACCTTTCAGCATATCCGTCTCACCAACATTCAGTTCACCGAAAGCAAGCTGCATTGCAAACTTTTTGTTGCCCGTTTTCTCTCGTATGGATTTGAACAAGTCCCATTTCTTTGTGGTATCTTCAATTTGTTTCTGGATATCTTTCAGAACTTTAGCTGTATTCTTTTTTAATCCATCAGTATCAATTTCTACTCCAAGTTTAAGACCGCTATCTATAACATCCTTCTGTTTCTTCACATTAGGATTAAGCTTAGGAATAATATTATTCTTTATATATTCTCCAATATTGTTTATATCAAGTCCATTATCAAATAAAGCCTTGAAACGTGAATCAGACTTAACTGTATTCAACGCCTTTTCTTTACCCTGTAAATCAACGTATTTCTTGTATTCAGAATAAAGTTCTTTCAGCAAAGCAATCTCATTCTTGTACTTCTCGGCTGTTGGGTCAGACTTATCTACGCCTTTTTCTTTTCTGGGTGCACCTCCAAGAGCATCCTTATAAATCTGTTCTGCCTTGGCAAGTTTAGATATATATCCGGGAAGAATTTCTTGTGCTTCTTTACTGTCCTTATTAAGGGCGTTGATTTTGCCATTCAATTCATCTATGATTTCTCCTATTCGCTTAAAATAGTCTTCTCTTCCTTCCTCTTCATTGGGAGCAAGCGAAGCCTCTTTCCCTGCAATAGCTGCACTTTCAGCAAACCATCTATCTTTTATTCTCTGTTCCCTTTCCCTTTCATAACTTATCTCAGCCCTGTATTCACGCTTCATCACATCAACGTATTCTTTTGCGAGCCTTAAATTATTTTCCGCATTCTTTAATGCTTTGTTGTTATTTATATATTCATTATAATCGGAAGTTGTCCTTTTTGTAGAAGCCTTGTTTTCAGCTAATTGTTTCTGCTTGGCATACTCCTTCTCTGCGTCATTTAAATTTTTGTATGCGTCCCTTAAGTTTTTTTTAGCGGTTTCTTTAGACACGACTCTTTCAATTTTCGCAATTTCTTTCCTTAAGGCTATTTCATCTCTCAAGTTCCCGTTCCTATCTTTGATAAGTCCGCTCTCATACTTCAAATTTTTAAAAGCGGACGGATACATGTCCTGAATAGCCTTAAAAGCCTTTTCCCTTTCACCTTCGGTCTTTTTTAGGTTAAACAGAATATCAATGTAAGATTTCATCTTAACCTTGTTTTCCTCCAGCTTATCTCTCTGATCTTGAATCCTGTTACTCAGCTCATTCGTTGAATTTGCAGCATCATCAATGCTCATTTTATAAGCTACTATACTTCCTATGACAACGCCAAATACGGCTGCAATAGCATACAGCGGATTAGCTGACATTGCTGCATTTAGAATTCCTTGAGCAACAGCTTGTGCCTTAGTAACCGCAGTAAGACCGGCCATAGCCCTTGCCATGTTCATTATGGCTTGAACTTGATTTATAGCTAAATTAGCCTTTTGAGCAGCATTCAGAAGCAATATAGCTGTCTTATAAGCCCCATAAGCCCCTATAACTCCCGTGAGCACCGGAAGAAACTCCCTCCAATGCTCCGTAAGCACCCTAACCATGTCAATACCACCACCCAACAAATCGTTATTAGCCTGCGCAATGTCAGCAAGCATAATCTGATAGGCATCCTTCAACTTTGCAATCTTACCGGAAAGACTGTCAGATAACTTAGCCTGCATATTATAGAACTTTCCGCCCTCATTAGTCAAATCGGTAAAAACCTCCTTAACCATCGCAAACGGAACTTCACGGTTGCTTATCTTGTCGAATACCTCACCAACGCTAACGGCACGATCTTTAAGCTGAGAGAACTTCTTTGCCAGCTCATCCAGCAACGGAATACCAGCCTCCGTAAACTGTCTTACTTCCTGTCCACGAAGGAAAGCCGCACTACGCACCTGCCCGTAAGCAAGTATGATGCGCCCCATATCCACACCAAGCCCCGCAGAAACATCCGCTAATCTCTTAGTGGTATCGTAAAGCTCTTCATAAGGTATCTGGAAAGCTGCCAACTGTTTGGTATACCCGGCAAGTTGCTGGAACGTGAATGGACTTTCAATAGCCAGATTCTTTATCTTTGAGAACATTGCATCAGCTTTAGCCCCATCACCAAGAATGGACTGCAACGCTATATGCTGTTTCTGGAACTCACCACCTATCTCAATCAACTGCTTGGCAAACCTTTCCAGCGTATAAATCGAATACACGTTTACCATTTGATTTCGCAAACTGCTCACAAGCCCGTCCTGCGTTCTCATACTCGCATTAGTTCTATCCAATGCAGCCTTATGCCTTGTTTCAAGAGCCAAAGCCCTGTTCTTTTCCGCATTAAGCCTGCCTTGCTCAGTCGCAAGCCTGTTCGCTTGATTGATGGAAGCCGTAAGACTTCCGCTTCTTATGGAGTTCAGGGCATTTGTCATTCCCGCACTTGAGGACTTGGCTCTCTCCAACATGGATATATATTGTCTAAGCTGTTCGATGCCTTGTTCAGTCTTAGGTCCCGCAATCCCGCCTATCTTAGAGTGGAGAGAAAGCCTTTGCATAGCATTATCGGCTCTTTGTATAGCCGAAGTTATGCGTATCAGGTCATTTATGCGCCTATTGTCAGCCGTCTGTTGAGCCTTCTGCGCTTGCTCGGAAACTCTTTGGGCAGACTTAGCCAGTCTTTCTTGCTCTTGATAATAAGCCCTCAACTGGTTCTGGGCATTCTGATAAGAAGCACTCTCATAAGGCAACGATATGGCAGACTGAATACGAGAATAACTTAACGCCTGGTTCACAGGTTGCATAGCCTTCTCCTTTTTAGCCTGGATATCAGCCCACATTCTTCCCTCACGTTCTAATTGCTTTAATATAATATCCCTTGAAGTCTGTTCCGCCTTGTCAGTCTCCTGCTGTACAACTCTGTTTTTCGTTATTTCCTTTCCTTTCTCCCTAAGTTTATTCAGAACCTCGTCAACCGCTTTTTCGCTCACGTCAACGCCTATCTTTATATTTAGCTCCTTTTCCAGTTTAGCCTTTATCTTTGGAATATCATCATCCGTCATATCTTTCAGGTACAACGAGTAAAACAACGAACCTAAATTAGCCATAACTATTCCCTCCTTTATTTTTTATCACCCAACTTAAAACCACTCAAATCAAACGTGACACCCGCACCATTTTTTCCGTACTTCTCTTCCCATTTCTCCGCACGTTCCATTACGTCCAATGCGTCAGCACGCTTGAATTTATCCCCATGTTTGCCCTTATCCTTGCTTCTAACATTTCCGTATACCGTTACCGGGCAGTCGCAAGCCATAAGTTCAATCTGTGCAGCCGTATAGGCATCATAATACCCCCACATCGGCACAGTCCAAAGCCCCCAAAACAGTTTTAGGGGTTCGGTGAGACAGGGGTGTTTTTCCCCGATTGCCCACGCTGCGCCATAAAACTCTCTTGACGGATACGACTTACTTCCTCCCTCGTCATCGATTTTATCGTGTCCCTCATCTCGGTCAGATATATTGTAATCAAGAAATAGTCTCCCGGTTGTGCTTTTTTTTTACACAGTTCCACGAGCGGCATAAGTTCCTTGTCGCTGTACTGTTTTACATAATAGAACCACCGCCACAAAAACCAATAGAAGAATTTTATTTTGAAATACCCGTTCAAGACGAATGCGGCAGCACACTTTGACGAAACCTTGTCCTCATCCTTTTCTTCCAAAAAAATGTCCGTCACTTTACGTCTGGTACGGTTTCTCATCCATCCTATACTGAATTTTGTGCCTCTTATCTCTACGATGTCCTTCTTGTTCTCAACAATTGAATTCAGAGCCTTTTCCTGTTCTATAGTGGCTTCTTCCACTACCTTTTTCTTTGCCATAAATAAAAGTTTTAAATGAAGAAAGGCGGCGGCACACATACGCCACCGCCCTTAAATAGATATTCAATCACATTAATCGGTACTATTTTTAGTCCCCGGAAGATCCAGTCTTCTCCAAAATGAATATTTCCACTTCTTCCGAATTTGCCTTAGGTGTTACGGTCACATTGAAATATGCAGGGTTATCACCGTCAGCGGCAACCAGTGAAGAATACATTTCTACCTTAGGGAGTATGATTATAGTGCTTCTATCGTTACTTGGGAATATGAGAGAACCAACAACCTTTTTGGGACTCATACTATATCCCTTGCCTTTATAAGTACTTCCGTCAATCAGCCCGGAAGCGGCAGCAACTGAAACATCCGCACCCGCAGAGGTCTTTACAGTACCCATGAGCAGTTCATTTATTTTTCCCGCCACGGAGGCTATTTGCAAAGAGATGTCACTGTCGCCTTTTACAGCTTTTGAAGTCCAGATTCTTCCCGTTGTCAACTTAATCTCTGTCACGTCAGCAGCTCCTGTGTCAAAATTAACACCGTCTTCCAGCACGGGAAGCTCCATATCCACAGTCAGAGCCGAAGCGGCAAGGTCGGTGGATTTTATTTCGGTACTTTTGTAATAAACCTCTTCAATGTCATTAAACAAAGTTTCAAGAGATGAAAGTTTGTCTGTAATAGTCATTCCTGCCATATTATTTTCTCCTATAATTTTTTATAATTCATTTGTATAACTGTCCGTTGTATTCACTATCAGCTTTGCCTGCACGAACCAGACCGTAAAGCCAAGTCCGTCATCGCCTTTCATAATTACACGCGGCTTCGTTACAGAATACCGCACGCCTTTCAGCGGAAACTTTTCCATCAGAGTGTCCGTCATTTCCTGCAACCGCTTTGTGTAAGACACACCGTTTGCCCTGTTTCTCGCCATTAATTCAAAGCGCATTGTAGTGCTCTGATATGCATTCTGATCGTCCCATAAAACCGGAAGTGAAACTACCACCATATCCTCCATCTGTTTCTGTGTGGTAGAAGGTCTGTGTTCAGGAAATACATTGCTGCTCACATCCGTTACGTTTGCACAGACATCTTCAAGAATATCGCTTATGTAGTATCTAGTCACGTGTGCCATGTCATTCTATCGGTCTTAAACTTTGAGCTAACACCCTTGGGGAAATTTGGAAAGTCTCAGTCAGAACATTCAAGCCATACATGTCTTCCAGAAAATCGGAATACTCAGTTCCCGTACACATTACTATACCGTAACCCTTATATACTTCCGGTTTATAAGTTGTAAGAAACCTTTTGGCTGTGGTATATCCATACATCTTGTCTGTTTCAACCAAATCTTTCAACCTTACCACCCTTTCATTTCCGGTCATGTATTCCTCCACGATTGCTACACCATCCTTCTTATAGCTCAATTTTCTTCGGGTAGGACTAGGAAGCCGATCCATGTCTTTCAATGCAATCGTTCTTGCTAGTTGTCCTCTCTTGAAAATACCCACCATGTAAGAGGTGATAGTGTTTCCCGTAAGATTCTGGAACTCCTTTGAAAACTCTGCGTCCACAAGTAACTTGTAAGAAGCATTCGTCAGAATATCCAACATCTGCATATCCATCAGTTTCTTGAACTTCTTGAATCCCTCATTCAGAGCTTTCGTATTCGTTCCCATGTCCTTAGTTGCTAGCCATATTAAAATAAAACGTACTTCCCATTTCAGAGGGGGCGGGGTCTGATATGATATTTCTCGTGAACGTGCCGCTGTAATCCGTGAAGTCTATAAAGTCACCTCTATTCACTCCAAGTATCAAACCTGGGGCGTCCACTGCATAATCACCTTTCAGCACATTGTCGGTCTTGAAAGTACGAAGGCTGTTGCTTCCATACTTCATGCACTCACCTTCGTACAAAACCGTTTCGATTCCGTCACTGAAAGAAGTTTCTCCCTCTATCCGGTAAATCTTGCATGTGTGCGGAAAGCTTGGATTATTTACTTTCGCCATATTCTCATCCCCCTTGCAGTCATTCTGATAGTTGAACCTGTAGTATTCTCTCCATACCGCTTGTAGATGTCGTTAGCCATTGCGCGAAGGTTACGTTTGTCGAATGCGGAACTCTGAGTACCACCTTCTTTATGCTTCCACACGCCATGACTATCCTCTACGCTTCCCTTCACACTTGGAGTGCTTGCACACCACATATAAAGGTCAGCCTTGCACAATTCTTTCGTCCGTTTGTCAAGTTCCGTCACGTCCGTTCCGGGGGAAAGACCTCGATCTATCAGAATCGTGCTAATAGCATTGTCATCCACAGCAAACCCGACACGACCACGGAGATAACCCTCAATGGTCGTATCAAGCGTAACTGTATTTTGAGAATTATTTACCATTACCCCTTGATATCGATGTAATACATCCAGCGAACCTTGTTAGGAACACAAAGCCCCGTAACTTCACTCTTGATTACCTGTGTCATGGTTTCATCATTGAACAACTGTCTGATAAGCGTTCTACCGCCATCATACAGAGCCGTTCTTGCGCCCGGAGTCTCCATATAGATAGGTTTACCGCATTGCACGTCACCGATAGCACCGTCAGGAACGTAAACCAGCACACCTTCTTCGAAGCTCTGCAAGTTTGTATACTCCACTTTCTTTGTAGTAGTATTAAATTTCTCTACAGCCGAAATAGCGTCAATAACAGTAATCGGAGCACCTATTCTCGCCTCAATGAAACTCTTGATAGTCTCATCATCTACCAAAGCACCGAAAGCGGTACGGTTATCAGCATCTGTAATGTCCGGGCGTGCATACATCACGTACATGTTGCGGAAATAAGGCATCAACAGCATGTCATCCCAAGTAGTCTTTGAAACTTCCCAGTGACCTTGAGGAGCAAAATCTTTCTGCTGACTGTCTCTCTTCGTTTCACGCATGATACTGATCGGATCAACACTCACACCCACCTTTGAATCCTGAGTAATTGCTCCTTCTGGATTCTTTGTGTACCATTTGCTTACCTTCTTATTCTTGCTCGGAACTTCAAAGTCTATCGTCAAAGGAATACCCAAAGGATTATTGTTCGCACCAATGTTAAGAACACCTTTTTTGGAAACCACTTGGTGTCTCTGATAAGCGATGGTGTTATAGTTACCTCCCAACAAATCGTCAAGACCGTTGAAAAGCAACTCCATAATAGTAGTCTCAATCTCTGGTGTAGTACTTCCTATGGCATTTGCCAGCATCATCTTCTCGCGAAGAATCTTACGGCTCAATGTAACCTCATGCTTGAAAGTAGGAAGACCGCCCATTTTCAGGCTCATTCCGTCCGTACTCTTCGTTGCACCGTCACTATCAATGTCTACGTAGGTAGCCATCGTATACGGCCTGATAGTCGCTTCAATCTGTTCGTAAGTTGGATTGATGGGAATATTCGGATTTAACGGGAATCCCAGATTCGCAAATGTTCTCTCCGCATTATACTTGCTGGCAAACATGTCCTGTATGTAGTACTGCAAAGCACTCACACCGTTCTTGTCAACATATCCCATTGAAGCGAGACCTTTCGCTACAATGTCATAAAACTGTTTATCTCTTGTCATCATAACTCACCTCCTTTTTAAGATTCTCTCACAAATTCAATCATAGGCAAGTTAGCCTCTATACCGGAAGGAATGGTAGCTCCTACCACTCTGTCCGCATAAATACGTCCCGCACGTACCACCGCACAAGTAGCAAGCGTACAACCGTCTGGAATGCATACATCCTCAAACGTAAGCCCGTTCACCTTTGCCGTCATATCATTCCATTTGGCAGCGGTAAACGCTTCCCCTTCAGTGATCGCAGTCTTATTCTGATAAATCTTGTTAGCCTGAATCACTACATCTCCAACGGCATAGGCTTTAGTTGAATCGTATGCCTCTCCACGGAGCAAAGTCACCTCTTTCCCGGGTCCGTTGAATATCACCGGAGTACCCGCACCGATAACGGTACCTGCCTCCATTCCTTCAATATCAATCGTGCCACCGCCTTGATACAGCTCTTTTACTCTCGACCACACTGGAAAACTGCCGCCAAACTGCGCACTTTTCTTCGATATGGTGTTGAATGTCCCATTCTGAAATTCCATACTCTTTGTTTTTTAATTACACATTAGTTCCTTCCTCTTTCGGAAGCTTGCCTTGCGCTATCATTCGCTCTTTGAAAGCGTTTCTGCGCTCTTTTGCCTCGGCTTCTCCTACCTGTGTGGAAACTCCCATCGAACCACCGTAAGGAGTAGCTCCTTCACCGATGTAGGCTTTTAGCTTAGTCTCGTAAATACTTTTTGCGGCATCTACCAGCTTTGCTTCATCCATACCTTCGGATATTTCAACCATATTCACCGCATCTTCCCAAATAGCTTTGTTTGAAACTTTTAGCTCTGAGGATTTTCCTCTTGCACTGTTTTTCAGCGCATCCACAGAAGATTTTTTCTTCTCGTCTTCAAGAGCCTTCTCCAATGCTTCAATACGCTTTGCAAGCGCATTATCAGCAGGCGGAGTAGCGGGATTAGGGTTGGTGGGAGAAGTATTGGTTGCGGAAGAAGTGCCGAAGTTTTTCTTCGCTTCCTCCACCGCTACGGCAACATCGTGGTTGTACTGTCCTTCCATTGTTTTCAATACCTCCGTATGCAATGCCCAATAAGCATCGTCCGGTTCCGTACCTTCGGCAGGAAGATGTTTAGCCACGTATGTTTCCAGTGTTTTCTGAGAGAAGCTGGTTTTTCCAAGTTTCTCTGTCAGAGTGGATAAGATTTTTTCTTTTTCCATAGTTTTTGAATAAAAAAAATAGAGCTGCATCAGAGGTTTTTCCTCCAATACAGCTCTATCGGCTTTATGTATTTAATTTTTATTTAACTCCTGTCACATCAACTTTGATATAACTTCTGCATCTCCTGCACTGAACGCGAAGCATGATTACTCCATTTAAGTATCTGACTTCACCCATTTTTTGCCCGCATACCGGGCATGTAACCATTTGTAACGTTTCCTCCTTTATGCAAGAGTCATCTAATGAAGTCCTTACTTTTATCATACTTTACTGATTATGTTGCAAATATATAAAACTTATTGCACATTTCAAATAAAATATATATTTATTTTCTATGAAAACTTAGATAATATACATATATTTGCAGATATAACCAAGCCAAAGAGCTTTATTAGTGAGCATTATTGCCACCGATACAGCTCTTTTTTCGTATATATGGAAGTAATAGATAGTAAAGTAACTACAAAAGATGGTTGCGAAGTACTGGATTGCGATTATGTACAGTCTCTTCGTGATGCGGACAAGAAACGTCCCAATACATTGAAAATAATTACGCAAACGGGCGGACAGGAAAAATTACTCTCCACTGATGCGGACATAACTATATACGGAGGGATGAGAGGTGGTGGAAAGAGCTACGCCTTACTCATGGAAGCACTAAAAGACGTGAAAAACAAATTCTTCCGTTCCGTTGTGATGCGCCATGAGATAAACGACCTCTCCGATATAATAGAAACATCATACCAGATATATACCCAATACGGCAAATATAACAAGTCCAAAAACGATATGACATGGAACTTCGACAAAGGTGGATTCCTCGAATTTTCCTATCATGCTGACAGCGTAGAGGATTTTAAGTACCGCTTTCAGGGACATCAGTATTCTTATGTCGGGGTGGATGAAATCACTCACATGGATTACCCGAAGTTCAAGTACATGATAACATGTAATCGTAACGCATACTCAATACGGAATCGATTTATCGGTACTTGCAACCCAGACCCTGACAGTTGGGTGGCCAAATTCATAGAGTGGTGGATTGGTGAAGACGGTTTCCCTATACCCGAACGAGACGGAGTAGTCCGCTACTGTTTTATGGACGGGGAAAATGTTAGCAGTATTTATTGGGGAGATACACGCGAAGAAGTATATCAGCAATGTCGTGAAATCATCGACAAGTACTATAAGCCGGAATATGCCGAATACGGCTCACCACAAGAACTGTTTATAAAGTCAGTAGCATTTATTGAGGGAAAACTTTCTGATAATAAGAAGCTTTTGCGTTCTGACCCCACATATCTCGCCAACCTTGCCAACCAGTCCGAAGAACAGCGCGCCCGCGATCTCGATGGAAACTGGAAATACCGATCAGTAGGAGATGACATGATAAAACTCCAGCACATGGAAAACTTCTATCATGCCCCATACCAACAGGGAGACAATGTACGCCGTGTCTCTTGTGACGTAGCATTCGAAGGAGGTGACAACATGGTGATGGTGCTATGGGTGGGGTGGCACATACAAGACATATATGTATGCCAGTTCAACTCCCGGATGGCTGTCAATGCTGTAAAATCAAAGCTTAACGAATGGCATGTGAGAGAAGAGAACTTCACATACGACCTCAACGGACTGGGACAGGCTTTCAAAGGATTTTTCCCGAAAGCCGTGCCGTTCAACAATCGTGAAGCCGTTGCTGATGAATTCAAAGGGATTTACGCCAACCTCAAGTCACAAGCCGCATACCTCTTTGCTGACAAGCTTATCAACTGCGAGATTTCGATAAATGAGAATCTGGTAGACAAAAAGTTCAATGGAACGCCATTGTTCCTCATACTGAATAAGGAGAGAAAAGCCATACGACAGTCCATCAACGAGGCCGACAAAGGATTTTCCATCATCAAGAAAACAGAAATGAAATCTATTGTAGGACATTCACCTGACTTCATAGAGGCCATGTTTATGTGCATGATATTCGAGATAAAGAAAACCAAGCACGTGAAGCCACGCTTTGCGCGTATCATAAGACCATCAAGCCATTATAGAAGATGAATACAAAAGAACTTAAAACCAAAAAACCGTGGAAGAAAATACTTCCATGCGGTCTGTCTCACGGACGTTTCACCGCATCTGCGGAAGTGCCTATGCCTTTTGATGATATGTCATTTGACATAGTGACACAAGCCGATTTTCTCCGGCAATACTATCCGTCCGGCCATTCCATAAACGACCCGTCTGTTTACCCTGACATAACCCGTGAGGAAATAGTTCCGGTCAAGGATGCCGACGGCAACGAAACGGGGAAAACTACCAGCCGCTTTTATATAGAATACGTCCCACGTTACGCATTCGCATTCCAGCAAATCATTAAAATCAAACAAATGGTTCATCTTTGCGGGAATGATATTCAATTCGAACTCTCAAGTCCGAAGCCTACTCAGACTGAACAGGATATATTTAACATATATCGCGAAGGCTGGCTGAAAAAAAATATGGAAATAGCATTTTTTGATTCAGCCGATTCGGTAAAGACTACCGGAGATACAGCCTTTATAGGATACATCAATGACGGAAAGTTCGGAAATAAAGTATTCTCATTCTCCAAAGGAGACACATTATATCCCCATTTCGACCCGATCACTGGAAAACTCCGTGTATTCGCACGCTCTTTCAATGATATGGACGAAAACGGAGGTATAGTGACAGAATGGCTCGAAGTATGGGACAGCACATATTTCTACCGTTTCAAACGTAGTGGGGAAGCTGGGAAAACATTTATAGGCAAAATTCTAGGCATATTCGGTCTGGACGGATATACCCTTGTAGACAAAATCCCGCATGGTTTTCCATTCGTCCCCGTTTCCTACATGAGGGATGATGACGGTGCGTGCTGGTGCCCTTCTCAGGACAGTATAGATGCTTATGAAATGTCTTTCTCCCAAATGGCACACAATAATCAGGCCTATGGAGAACCTGTGCTTGTATTCCAAGGAGAAGGTACTAATCTTGATACACAATACGACCTTAACGGGACAATTAAGACCATTACGATGGGAACTGATGACAAGGCATCCTATCTGAGCGCGCAAAGCGCATCCGAAAGCTACATGAAGCAATTGGAAACTTTGTATAAGATGATATTTACACAATCGTTCATTGTGGAACCCCCAGAACTTAAATCGGGAGACCTTCCTGCCGCCGCATTGAAAATACTCTATTCACCTGCGGTAGAGAAATCGATGAATGACGCAGCCAAATATCAGCCTTTTCTTGATGGTATGGTAGAAATATTCACTTATGGATATGGTGTCGAAATGAAAAAGACCATCGACTTTGCCAACCTCAACATGAAATGGTGGATAGAGCCGTATGTACATGTTAACTCGTCTACAGTTATTTCCGACCTTGCAACTGCTGTACAGAATAGTTTCTGTTCCAGACAAACAGCATCAGAGCGCATTGAAACCCTATATACAACAAATGGGGAATGGGACAGAATCGTGCGTGAAAAGAAGGAAGAGCAACAGGCAGACCTTCTATTTGAGCTTAAAACCGCTGAAGCCAATAAAAAAGAAGGAAGTACGGTAAGCGTAGAAGAAGGAGTTAAAGCATGAGATATCCGTCAGACAAAGAGATAGAGGAAGCGAAAGCCTACATCCGTAAGCGTCTTGAAGCGGAGCGCAGCATGGAAAGGAATCTCCGTTCCGCTATGCTCCGTGCTGCCGAAAAGATAATATCCATATCCCGGAAATACAACATCCCGCCAAGGATGTTCCGCTTTTCCTTAGACCAAAACCTAAAGCGGGAAGTGGAAGCTGTCATTGCTGATTTGCGTGCTACCATAGAAGACTATACATATACTCTTGCTGTATCCACCCACAATGATAAAGAAGATGAGATATTGGCATATATTACCCGAAACTCATACGGCAAAACATTCGGTGAACGTAACTCCATATATGCCAACCGCTACAAATATGAGTTGGAAGCCGCCATCGCTGCATCCATGCTTGCCGGGACATCAAAATCAGATACTCTTCAACTTATATCCCAAAACTTGGAACACCCATACGGCAATCCCGATTTTACGAAAGCTGTCAAAGAGGGAGATATGAACGCCACACGCATACAGACTGATGGAATAAGCTATGGGGTCGGACGAACTAACAGCAGCTTTACGGCATTGCGCAATCTTACCGTATATGCAGCAGCCGAAGGATGGATGAGATACCAGTACTTATTAGGAACAGAGCAGGGAGCAAAAGGTTTTATCACTTTCCGATCCAGTAGTTTTCCTTGTCAGACATGTGATGAATACGCCATGCGTCCTCACCCTATGTCAGACCCATACCCACCACTCCACAACCATTGTGTATGCGGGATGGCATTTATCTATTAACCTAAAATACAGAAAAATATGCTCAAATATTCAAAGCGATTTACCAATGAAACCAAACGGTACAACATATCTGTATTGGAACGTGCAATGGCAGATATGATAATGATGGGATGGGATGCTACCGAAGCTTTCATAGCTACCGGTCAATATAAACCGACTCTTGCCGACGAATGGAACAAGCAGCAGATAGACAAGATTATCAATGACCCCAATATTCTCACCTATATGCAGTCCAAGCAAAAGGCAATCCGCTTGGGACGTTTCAAGAAGATACCGACCTCGTGTGATAAAGACGAAAAAGAAGAAACCGAAGACGACTTTACCGGGAAGTTCCGAGACAAGGACGAAGTGCTCAATGCCCTTGCCGCTACAGTCAAAGACTTAAAAGGCAAAGAACGCGCTGATGTGCTTATGAAAATAGCCGATCTCCAGCAAATGAAAAAAGAAGAAACAATAGAAGAGGATAACACCGTCCATTTCTATCTTCCAATTTCATGTAAATCATGTTCTCTATACATGAAAGCACGCAAGAAATCCCTTCCAAAAGTAGAAGATGAAAATGAAGAATAGCTTATCCGTAACCGGAAAAAGTTTAGGGGCACGGTGTACATGGAATACTCCCGTGCCCCTCTTTATTATATGTGCTCCAATATTCTCATGTGCGGATTTTTCGTTCTAAAAAATCCTGTTTCTTTGGATTTCTCCAACTTGTCTATCCTTTCGTTGGCATGTTCCAAATCTTCGGATAGGCGCAACAATTGCTGCATAAGCATCCTGTTCTGTCTTATAAGTATTTCTATCTTGTTTTCCATAATGTTAATTCTTTTAATATAAGTGAGTTGGTACACAGTACTTTAAGCCACTTTGTAGTGACTTAAAAAAAATAATAAATAATATGATAACTGTGGCTTATGCAGCGGAATCTATTTCGCCTTTAATCTGCTTCACGGCTTTCTTCACGTCCCAACCGTTCTCATACAGAGCGATTATAAAACGTCTGCCCCTTTGCGTCCATACAGTGTACACTGTGGTGTAGGTCTTCCCATCTTCACTCGTATGAGTATTGCTTCTTGTACCGTGCATTCCCCATCTGTCGTATGGGGCTTTCAAAAGCCATTGCCCCGACTGCTTGTATTGTATTCCTATTTCTTTCAGCTTGATGTTCAGCTTCTCGGCATCCATCCCGATTTCCTTTGCTATTTGGGTAGTCGTTAAAGAATTTGCGCTTAAAAGGTGGGTGTCGTAGTAGTTCACTTTCGGAGCGGCTTTCTTGATTTCCTCTGTCTGTTTGGTGATTGTTTCATCTTTCAACTCGATTACCGCCTGTTGTTGCTGTACCTCCAAAGCCAAACGCTCTTTTTCTTCTTCCGCCTGAACTACCATTAAGGCTAATTCTTTGCGGGAAAGTTCACGCTTTGCTGTTTCAAGATATTCAAGACGGTTGATAATCTTTTCACGAAGTACCACGTCATAGCCAGATGCTAATATAAGGCATCCTTTAGGGGTAAGGTTGTAACAAGGTCTTTCTTGACCGTTAGCGTCTGAATATGACCCCAATCCAAAATTGGTTTGGGCTGCACCTTGTTCTAAAAGATTGCGAATATCACGCAATACATGGGAGTGATTTTTACCTGTAACCTCTGCTATTTCAAGAGAGGTCATTCCTTTTTGATTTGAAATTAATTCATTCATACTGTGAACTGTTTAGCTTTCGTAGAACTGCCACGTCAGAGTGCAAAAGAAAACGGCTGCACTTCCCGTTGTCGCTAAACAGTTCACAGTATTCGCTCGTAGAGCAAAAATGTAATCGGGAAGGCAGCCGCCTATGTTTTAATGATAATATAAGAGCACAAAAAATGCCCAAACATCCAAGTTGAGCAATTAACCGATGCTCTGCGACACGAATCAGTCGTGAACTGTTTAGCACTGCAAATATACGCAAACAATCCGAATATCCAAGCGATTATACCAACTTTATTTCAATTTGATTATGTATTCTATGATAGTATAGATAATACAATCAGCTTAATAACAACTTCTTAATAATAAAAACTATCATAAAAAGCGTACTTGTAAATGACATACCGCACATGAAGCCAAGAATCCAAACTTTTCTATCATCCATATAACATCCGTTTAAAGTTTAACCGTCAATTCCACTACATACCTAAAATCCGTCTCCTTTCCCATGTTGTCATATACAGGCTGCCGGACAAGCCCTATATCATTCACTGTAAGCGCCATCATCATCTCATAAGTAGCCAGCATACCGGAGATGTCCTTCTCAATCTCCGCTTTCAGAGCTTTCGCTTTTTCTATTTCCCCCATCTTCTTTCTCCATCTCTTTTTTCATCTCATACTTCGCCCGCTCCTCCGCAAGTATTTTGGCGTCTTCCTCGTCACTGACCGTCTCGGCTTTCACGCGCTCAAGAGCCCGTCCAATAGCTTGAACTACATCATTCTGGAACTCAGCGTCAAGAAGTGTAGCAACAGCGAATATGTTATTAAAAATAACACCTACGCTCGGCTTGTCCTCCTTCCGAACATTGTCAAGCAACCCATACATCATGCTGTCAATCCTGTACATGAACCTGAATATGCCTTCCGAGGCACGCACTTCCATAAAGTCCACACCATCCATTTCTACCTTTTCGGCAATCCAGTTGTCAATCTGTAATTTTTCTCCGTCTTTCATAATTTAATATTTTATTGTTCTTCAATCCTATCCGGTGCTGGCATTTCTAACAGCCTGATAGCTTTTATTGTCTCTTTCCCTTCCAATATAGCTTTGCAAAGCCTATGATAACCGTCAGCAATCTGTCCCACTTCATCCAAAATAATAGGATAATCAAGCGAACATTGACTCACCCTTTTCATTTGAAAGATAAAGCTATGAATTTGACTACACTCAAAAGGTTCAATAGTCAAATCTATATTCCACATAGGCATATCCATAACCGGATATTCCCTTGCCTTAGCAAAATCATATAATGTAGAAGCTTTCCAAATTTTACCACCTCTATTATATTCGCTTTCTTTAAAAGTAATATCATCTATTGGAACTATCATATCTTATCTATTTAAAAATCCTACATATCCTCCGCATCATACTCCACGTCCCCGTTATACCCGTCAAAGTCCATATTCATGTCGGTTACAATAGGAACAGGAGTTTTCAATTCCTCCTCGTTGCATCCGAAAACCTTGTATATGATACCCTTGGCATCCCTTCTCCTGCTCATCTTACCGAATCCCAGTTTAGTGAGCTGCCGCCCGAAGTCCTGAGTGCTCACACTTTCAAAGCCGTTTGCTTCCGCATAACGTACCATATCATCATACATATCCGAAGACCTTAACCAAGTGAACAACTCGCCCTTGGCGTTAGCGGAAGGTCTTACTCCGCGTGCAAAAGCCCATGAGAATGTGATGTTACTTTCTCCCATGACTATCAGCCTCTGTTTCTCGCTGTTCTCGCTTTTGGGAAAAACGAATTTCCTTTGCTTCAAATATTTCCCACCTCTGATAATCCAGTTCAATATCCCCGGGTACTCCTGTTTCAGATCATCCGCCAAATGCTTGTTCTGCATCTCCTCCGGTATGACATTCTCAAACATCACATAAAGGAAACGCCTGAAATACCCGTAGCTCGTGTCCGAAGCCTTCGGGAGATTGTTCATGTTGAATATCATCCAAGGGACATTCCTAACCTCATAAACATTCCCTCCTATATTCCGGCCGTAAACCATCTCTCCTGAGCACAGCGTCTTGAAAGCATCCTCATATCCAGATATATCCCTAGCCTGTATCTCCGGGCACATGTTAACCAACTTCCCGTCAATCCTTGCGATGTTCCTAAGCCTCTCATCGCCTCCCTTAATCAAAGACAACAACCCCATAGAAGAAACGTTTTCCCTACCGAATATCCCCGTTATAGTATCATAGATAACGGACTTACCGTTAGAACCTGTACCAAACAGCATAAGGCAGTTCTCCACCTTGTCTATCATCTTTCCCCTGTCATAAGTACATAATCCCAGATACATCTGCAATATCAACCTACTGTCCTTTTCCGGCAAAACAGTACGCAAGAAAGACTGCCACATCGGACACTTGGCACTGGGATCATACTTATAAGGGTGCTTGTATATAACATGGTACTTCGCATCGAAAGGATGCAACTCGCCATCCGTAAAGTCAACAACACCGTTTTGATAAGCCTTGATATGGAATACCGGACTAAACGGATTATTGATGCGGATAGAAAGACGAGCCTCGTCCTGGAACTTCTTAGAAGAATAGTGCAGAATCCTACTACTTACCCTCATTCGAATCAACCACTCCTCAACAGCCTTGCCCAGCAACTCCGGATTGACAGGCTCGTAAATCTCACCGGTAAACAAGTAATAACACCCATGAAGGTAACAGAAATCACTATTTGCCATTACCTTAAATACAAGCCCCTTGATTATCATAGAGGATTCGGCAAAGTCGCTGGCCGAAGAAAAACGGGCAAAAACATTCTCGTCAGACAGAGTGCATAATTTAGTGACGATTAAATGAAGTATATGGTCATAATAACTATTCATACAAAGCAATTGAATATCAACGAGTTACAAGTATAAGAATTAACGTTATGCATAAAAACAAGCGTTTTATAGAAATATATATCGCATACATTAACTTATATTTTCTACAAATATATAGATTATATACATAATATACAATATAAATCCTAATTTATTTTATATCAAGTATATATAGTATGTAGTATA